CGTCAGATGTGTATAAGAGACAGGTGGTATACCACGCAATCAACAAGATCAACCCTCCCGATGATAGCTCCCACGTGAGTCAATTGCTCTCTCACCACTTCATCGTACTCTTCTCCTACCGCTTCTAGTTGTTCTTTCGTAAGAAAGCTTTTCAGGTTACCTCCATATATCATCTTGGAGGCGTGAATCAACAACGGGCCACGATAATCCGTTCTCCACGGACGGTTCTCGATGTCTTTAATCCCGTGAACTATCAACGATGCCCACGGCTGTTTAATCGTTAGTGCTTTCATAACATCATCTGTTATTTAGAAATTTGTTCACGAAATAAATCTGTCCCTTCCCCGTTACTTTCGTGGTCGTAGTAACTAGAATATCACCAGAAGGCTTGGTGATAGATGTCTTCTTGATCTCGAATAATCCCATCTCCATCGCTTTTTGGGTGGGTTGGTTGTATGATTCACCGAACTTGCACAGGTACCCGTTATTTCTCAACCATGCGTATAACCTATTCTCTCCCGTGTCCACGCCATTTTGCTTGATCAACTTGGCTAGTTCACGAATCAGGCATGATTTAGTTGAAGTGGCTACCGCATCGGAGAACAATACCTTCGGGGCTTGTTCTTTCAGTTGTTTTTGTTGTGCCTCGATTTGTTCTGCCTGTTTAGCCGCAAGCATTAACGCCTCGGAGAACGATTGAGGAATCTCAAATTTAGAATGAGTTGATTCCAACTCTTCCCATCTGTCTATAATTTTCTCTCTCAACTTTACATCATATCCAGAAGCCAATATTAAACACCCCTTTTTAGTTAGGAAGTAACAAGGACGTTCCATGCCGTTAGCATCTGTGTATGAACCCAATCCAAAATTGGATTCGGATACCCCTTGGTCTAATACGTTTCTAATATCACGCATTACATGAGAATGTTGTTTCCCTGTTATCTCTGCAATTTGTATGGATGTCATTGTTTCATGTTTACCATCCACCCCTGTAATTTTAATAATATCGTTCATATTATTTTAATTTTGATAATATATTAGAATTTTCGAACACCCACAATTTAGCTTTTGGACCCCCACCCATCATAAGCATCTCGATAGCAAGTACAGGATGCAACCACGTGGCGGCTCCTCTCCCCTTGTCTTTCTTTATCACGCTCTCTTCTTTAAGAGTAGATATTAATTCTTTCACGGGATTAGAATTCAACCATTGGGTAGCGTTAAATACTGACTTGTTCTCTTCTATACGAATCCTGTTTATTATATTGCAAACATCAGAACTTCGCACGTAGTTTTTGTCTTCACTTATGCGGACTCTATGCCACATTTCAGTAATAATTTCATTTATTTCCATGATATTAAAATTAAATTTGACTTTGCAAATATACGAATAATATTTATAAAAACAATATATCTGTATATATTTTATTATTGATAAAAATGCATTCCATAAATTTCTATTTAATAAAATTTTATATCAAAAAAATAACCATGATGTTACTATTTGAATCATAGTGTTTTATAAAAACGGGAATTCCCGTTTTTATCGTAACTTGTTGATAATCAGTAAAAGCTAAAATTAGTTAAAATAACATGGATAGACATTCAAATATAGATACTATTGTTTTTAAAATTATTTTTCCATAAGTTTTTATGTACATACATTTTCATGATTGGTAAATAACTTTGTAACAATAGATTATAAAACCATGTTAACGAGAAGTTATGGCAACTAATTGATAATCACGATACGTCGTGTTTCACTACGCCCGTGGTCGGAATTCCGACCTCGCCTGATAATCAGCCGATATGGGAATTCACATATCGGGGAATAAAAAAGATACCCACCCTTGGAGGGGGTGGGCATACTTGATAATTACCAATATGAAACTAACTAACCACTCAAACTTTCTTGTGTTTGATTTTAACCATGTCAATGTAGCGATAAAGCCTTTCTTTCGTTGGCTTGAGTCCACATCTTGATATTTTACTGTTAAACGCACTGTCAGTCTTACCAGTGATCTTCTTCGCTTGCTCATAATTTACTTTAACGTTGAGGTATGGTTTAAGTACCTCGGTCATTGCACCTATATCATCCTCCGTGATGTTGTCACAATAACCATTATCAATCATGTCGGCGAAGTGCCTGAACAATCTACTTAGATTCGTCAATTTTACAGCACCCATGTTTGAAATATAAAATGGTTGAAGTTACGGCTGATACTACAACAGATACCGAAGCAATACTCAATAATGTCCAGAACTCAATCGTGTAATTTGATAATACATCAATTAATTGTACGCCACATTGTATTAGTAAGTTGATTATTAATACCCTGTGCCATGAACAAAATCTAAATCGTTTCGACAAATGCCATAGCATAATGTCCACGTAAACGGAATGTCCTAAAACATAATCAAAAGACACCACCTCCACATCCATGAGTGATAGCGTAAGAACTATCGCTACATACATGTTTAACAGGATCGGAGCCAATTTTATAAGTCTAACCGTAGATTTCATTTCTTCTTGCTACTTCTTCTAGGTTTACCATCCCATGTAATCTTTCTTGATGCAGTTGCTGGCCTCATTATGGGCCTGCGAACTGATGTCGTTTTCGTGTTTCTAGCCATACGCTTTTATTTTCGTTATAAATGCACGTAATAAATGGTTACCATGCAAGCCCGTTGGACTTGAAAGCGTTACCCGTGTCATTCCATCTCTTGTCATCGGCATCCTGTCTCCTAAGGAATGACGCCTCGTCTCTTAGAGCGGTTCTGACGTTAGCCGTCAACACGTTCGGGATAATGAAAGTCATTAACTCGAAAAAGTCCGCAGCCATCCGAACGGCATCTTGTTGACTCTCGGATAACGGTTCGTTATCTTGCGCCCTCTGGTATATATCCGCCATGTTCCCTATATTGTTACCAATAGTATTCACGAATATACCGATAGCCGGAAGAATCTCTTGTATTAACTGGAAACCGTTCATGCTTAGTGGAGTCTGTCCTCTTGCGTAGCTGATGTATCCCGATCCTCTCTCGATCAAGTCGTAAGTTTCAGAATCTATATACCCCTCGTTCATGGAGTATTTTGCCGCCCCCAAGAAGAACGAGTGTGCCAGGTTAGCCGCCATCGAGTACCTACCGAAGAACATTCCAGCCAATCCCGTGCTACCGTTTCTCAACATCTTGTCCACTATCTGATTTGCCACTTCCTCCTCGTCTCCATCCCCACCCGTGGCGAGCAAGTATCCCATGTACGTTGATATTGCTGGCTTGGTGATATTGTATCCTTGACTTCGTACTAACCGGCTAATTAGCATGGTGAACCCGTCATTAAATAATTTGGCGTTGCCGTCCTTGGCTCCCGCTATCATTTTCCTCCAACCTATACCCATCATCTCTACCTCTTTTATGGCGAATGATAACATGAACCCTATCCATCTACCGTTAATACTTTCCCTTGATATGTTTTTCTTACCGATCCCTATGATATTAGATACCCAGAATGGTAGCGCCCTCGTCTCGTGAGCCTGAGAGACAGGCAATATCGTGGAGAAAGATTCCTGCGTTCTCTTCACGGCATCAAGATGTGCCACCCTAAACGCCTCTCTCGTTGCCTTCCTGTATTTAACATCAGCTTGCCACTTGTCACCGTCCCAGTCCTCGCCGTTCAACTCCTTGAACCTCTTGTTAAATATCCTCATGTACATGTTGGACGAGGTTATTATATCCGGGGTTCTGATCCAATAGTCAACAGCTTTCTCGTTCAGGCTCTTCTTCTTACCGTAAGACTCTCGTGTCAACTCGCTCAACTTGGAAACGGTAGAAGTTTCCGGTAAACCGTAGTACTCGAAAGCGTCCCTCATATTTCTTAACTGGAACACGTTCTTTATCATTGTTACCGGGTTGACGCTAATACCATCACTTATGATAGCACCACCGATGTTGGTTACCATCTCGGTAGCCATCTTGGGGACGTTAACAAGCAAGGTAACACGTGCGGCGCTAGTTATCTCTTGATTCAACTTGTTCCACATGTTACCCATCCCGTTGTTCAGGTTATCAAGATGATAAGCGCTCACCACCCTGTTCTTTATGGTACGGAGCCATTCTTGAAGGATCATCCTAGCATCAGGATTATCTCTCAACTCCTTCCCCCTTATCTCGTCATTAAAAGCGTTAACCACGCCGTTGTAAGGATGCACCACGTAGAAGTCTAGCGTTGCCTCTTCCACGGTTTTAGTTATGACATTAGCGAGGTTGTAGTCAATAGAATGTATTCCACCCCTACGAGCGTGTACTGCCGTGGGGGAGGGGATGTTACCGTTGTAATTATCCTTCGTCATCTGTTCGAGGGCATCTATCGAGCTTAAATCCATTCTCCCACCCCTGACTCTTGACGGGAAATAATTTGACTCGTAGAACTTGGGATTCGTCCCACGGAATGATGCGTTGGCCATGTTGATCTCTTTCAAGTTATCAAGAACTTGACGGGCGGCTCCCATCAAACGACGAACGGATACCTCGTCTTCCCCTAGATTCTTCAACGTGGCCTCCACGTCAACAGCCCCTTGCATGGGTCCGCTCTCGTGATAAACGTAGTATTGAAGCGCCCCTTTCATGTCGGCAGCTTCCATTGGTGTTTCCTTGACCGCCTTCTCGTACAGGTACTTGAAATATGACCGTTCCCCAACGTCTACCGTTTCGATCGTGTCTCCTATCGTGTTGGTCTGGTAATCAAGCTCCTTCATCAACATGGCGGCGAGGTTTCTAAGGTTTATACCTTTCCTTGACGTGAATATGTTGTAATTATGAAGCCTGCCCCGGGCGTTAATAGTGTACTTGTTCATGAACTTGTTAAGGGCATCGTTCCAAGGTTCAAGCAATTTCGCCTGTTCCACGTGCGCCCTAACGGTAGCCGGCTCCATGTACTTGGCAACTATATTATCGTATATCGGCGTGCCATCCCTCGTCCATAACAGGTACTCTGCCGTGTTCAAGTCACGAATCCCGAGTGCCGCCCTAAGTCTCTCGGAGTCTTGCCTGAACTTCTTGAACTTCCTGGAATCAGCCGCCCTTTTCACTTTTGCCACGATGCCGTTATCCCCCTCCATGCTGCCCTTGACATCATGACGGATCAAGTCTTCCATCGCCTTGGCGAGTTCTCTAGTGGTGTAACCGTTGTTCAAGTTATACAATGAGTTATACATCCTTGATAATTGAGCGTTGGTTAGGGTGGGGATATTGGAACGATTCTGGTCCATGATGTCAACCATGTAGGAGAGTGGACTCCCACCGGTCGGGTGTAGTAACGTGGCGTCATCAAGCTCCATGTTCACTTGTTGTTCTATACCTTCCCTCACTTTCTTGGACACGTTATTCAGGCCCATGTCACCATTCATGAACTCGTCAATCATGTCCCCTATCATAGTGACCTCTTCCGGCGTGATAGCCCCTTCCGAGGCCATCCTTGCTACCTTGTTACGTATGTTGGTTAACGACCTCATGTACTTGTTAACCTCGTTGAACGTTGGCATATCCACTAGGTTCTCTCTTATCACGTCAAGTCGATCACCTATATTTGATATGTATTTTCTCACGGAATTCAAGTTCCATCCCTTGACCGTTTCATTAGAAACTTCCTCCGGGTACCTGTCTATAAGGTAATCAGTAGTCTCGGAAAACCTGCCATCTATTATGTCTGATATTATATCATCACGAAGGGCCAAGTCTTCCTGTGACATCTTTCCAGGGTCCATGTCAAGGAGCCTGTTAACTTTTTCTTTCCTCTCTTGACTTAAAGAAGACTTGTTAACTTTCGATCTAGCTTTATTGACGTTAGACTCTCTTTCCTCCACGGCGAACTTTGCCTGTTGATCGGTAACGTACTTGTTAATTTTATTGATCAACGACTCGAATTGCGCCCTACTATTTATCCCCCTCGACAAGCTCGACATTATCGACTTGTACTGGGATTGAGACAACAACTTCTCGCTCCCCTTTATCGCTTCACGCACCTGACGAATCTTTCCCTTCAAGTCAGAAGCTCCCTTGGTGTAAGCGCTAGACGCTATCCTGTTAACCTTAGTCTTGATCCTGCCAAGGTTATCTTTTGGAGTGATATTACTAACACCAGAGGGCCTCTTTATGTAAGGAGAGTTATCTCCAAGGACGAGATCATGGTTCTCGTTGAATTCCTTGTTAGCTTGTCTCTTCTCTTCTTTAGATAACGCCTTGTAAGCGTCACTTGCTTTAACCCTCGCCCATGCCATATCCTTGGCGAAAACACCACTGGAATTCTTGTTCTTCGAGTACCAGTCAACCGCCTCGTTCATCGGTAACTTGTCGAGGAGGGGGGTCTTGCTTACTTTCTCTTCTTGTTGCTGGAGTGTACTTTCAGTCCCGTCGACTTCTGACACACCGCCCACGGGTTCACTTTCTTTCCTGACTTGCTGTTCTGTGCCTTCACCTTCCGAACGCACCTCTCTAGTTTCGCTGGCATCTTGCTTAATTTTACCTTGTTCAACATTATTTTCTTGGATGGGGGTGAGGGCATCGTAATCGACCACCGACACGTTACCTTCCGCATCCTCCACTTCTATCTTACCTTCTTCCACCACGTTTTCAGTGGCGGTAACTTCTTTACCATCAAGGATAAACTTGTCTCCTTCCGCCTGGAAATTCTTGTCATCCATGATCTCGTTGTAATTTTCAACCAGTTCCATGTTCTTGTACATGGAAGTGTACTGGAAATATTTTATGGCATCATGGGCAAGGTCTTTTCTCTTCTTCACCACCTCCCCACCTTTCGTTGCCTCGTCATAATACCCGTCTATCGCAGAGTTTATCTCGTTGGCTATCGCCTCGTGACGTCTTTCTAGCGTTAAAGTACCGTCATTCATTAGGTTATCTATCTTCTCCTTCAAGGCAGAAGGTAACTTCTTCCCGTAAGAATCAGACTTGTAAAGAGTCTTTCCCATGCTGGGTTGTTTACTTATGGCGTTAACACCCAACCCGACGGCCCCGAATCCAAGCGACATTAACCCTATCGAGTACACCATGTTCAAGTCTTCTGGCTTGTATATCTCTCTGGTGAGATACCCTGACTCTCCCCTGTCTATCGCCGTGAAACCGCCCCTTATCAAGTCTCCAACCTTTTCCTCTCCCATCTCTCCTATCGTCCCGGCAACCCACCCGGAGAATCCTCTTTGACCGTAACCGGCGTAACCTCCACGATACATGAACTGGTCAAACCCTCTCTTTAACAAGTTGCCCCCACCCCGTACACCGGTAGCTTTTGGAGCTTTCCCCACGAAAATTCTTTCCGTGAAATTCTCGATCACGAGGTCGTAGTAATTATTGAATAGCGCCTCGTTTACAGGCATGCCGTTCGCCACGTCGTTACTAACACGAGAATAAAACGTGGGTTGAGCGAGAACCTGAACGGACGAGTCGAAAGCGCTTTTAGCGACTCTTGACGACAACTTCCCGGCACCTGACGCTATTTTGGTGCTAGCCACCTTTGACGCCGCACCGGAAACTGTCTTGGCTAGAGAGCTGGAAGATATGGTTTTAACAAGATTGGTGGCCGTTGCTTTCGACAACAACTTGCTAGCACCAGATGTTAAAGCCGTTCTTACCCCTCCCGTCACGGCACCTGACATGGCGAACTCTACCATGAACCCGACAGACTCCCCGGTCATCTTCCCGATGTCAAACCATTGTCCAGTTTGTTCTCCAAGTACTTCTAGCGACCTTGCGTTCACGGAGAAAGATTCTAGCAAGTTTAACTCTTCCGGTGTCATCTCTTGCATGGCTATACTAGATACCATGTCGTTAAGTTTCGCTTCCTTGACAGAAGATTCCATCATCGTGTCGGGAGGGATAACCTCTCCATCAGAGGACAGGTAAGAGGTGTTCGATCTCAACTCTGGATGATCCTGTAACACCCTGTTATATATGTCACCGAGTTTATCGTTAACCTCTTTCATCTTGCTATCCCTTCCCACGTTACTCATGGTCATGGCTATTGCGGAGAAATGATCAACGATACCTTCCTTGGCCCCGCTCAAAAACTGGTTACCTCCCTCTTTTAACTTCTTGGCTAGGTCCAGATTCTTTCTCGTCATGTCATTGAACAACTGGGCGGCGTTCATGGAGGCACCCTCTTTCTGTAACATGGCAAGTGCGGCTATACCTCCCGCCCCCGGAAGTCCAGCACCTATCGCCACCGCCTTGTTAGCGGTCTCCGCTCTCTTCTTGGCACGTTCACCGGAAGTTTCCTCGTACACGGCACTCGTTTCCGCCGACACCTTGTTCAATTTCTTGTACATCTGGTCTATGTCAGGAGCGAGGTAATCGGCATCCCTCGGGTCCATGTAAGTTCCCTCTAGCATCACCCCGTACCTTTCAAGCTCTTCTCTAGGCACGACGTACGTCTTCGAGTCCGGGTCATAAACCATGCCGACACTATCAGCCACTCTCCTTGCGTACTCGTTTAACTCGTTTTCACCCCCCTCTCCCAGTTGTATTGATTTCCTCGTTACCCTCTCGGTGAATAGCTCGTTCTTCTGGAAGGGGGTAAGTTCTCCTTTCGACTTGTACCAGTCTTCCACGGATCGTATGGAAGTGTCAAGACGGAATTCCTGCCTCTCGTCGTATCCTTCCGGGAGTAAACTTTTCTTGACATCATCCGTCATGTAATCCATCATTGACTTGGTGTAATTAGGGTCCACGACGTTGTACTTGTCAAACAAGTTATTCATGGTATCCTCGGTAACATCCCCGGCTGTTCCACCTAGATTGATTGATATTTTCTCCATCAATCTCGTGGGATCACCACCAGTTGACTCCCATATATCGTCAACGTCCGTGTCCGTTATTCCAGAAGCGTCCATGCCTTGATACGTGGCTATATCCACGAGTATATCCTTGTACAATGACTTATCAACTTTTCTTCCGTCATTCATGGTCATCTATTTTAATCCATTCACGAAATCGTTAACATCTCTTTTAACACCGGGAGCGCTAGGTGCGATCATGGTACCGGTGTTATTCCTGTACCTGTAAAAATTCGGGTTTGTCTCCATGCCGTAACTACCTCTCGTGTATATGCCTGTTAACTGGTTTAACGCCGAGTTCAATTGTTCTGCGGCAGATTTTGCGGTACTAAGATTGATCTTCGCTATCTCGTTTCCAGTTGCTGGGTCTTTTATCACTAGATAATCACCCATGTAACCAGACCATAAACCACCGTTACTCCTTCTTGATTCAATAGATATTACTCCTGAACTCTTGGCTCCAGCTATAATATCTTCCACGTTTTTGACGAAATCATCGGGTTTATAGCTTTCAGGAGATGATAACGTGGTGGACGCTAGCTCTTGCAACCTGGAAACAACCGGGCGCATCCTGTTATAAACCGGGTTCTTGTTTTCATCCCTCCCCGCTACCGGTTCGACACGGGGGGAGACGTTATAATTGTACCAGTCTCTCAAGTCAATGTCAAGGATTTTCTCCTTGGTTTGAGCGCCTGAATTATAGTAATTAGCCAGTATATCGTAAGCCCTCTTCACGCTAGACGGGTCGTTAGCATCAAAATTAATCGTGAACGGTTGATCGAAATTAACCGGACGACCCTGTTTCTTCTTGCCCTCTCCAAGGAAGTGGAACGTGGTGATGTCTCCCTTCGCCGTGATGTCGTTCAGTTGAGCCTTCCTGTTCACTCCGTTATCATCAATGTAGGCTGATGATTTATTCCCGACGAACATTTGAATCGCCTCCTTATGCCCGTTAAAGGCGTTGGGGATGGCGTCCATGACCGGTTCAATGAAACGGTTGTCACGAGAACCACCCCCGTAACCCTGGTAGCTCGGGTATTTCTGCAACGATCTCTTGACATTCTTGTCGGCAGCCATCGCCACGGCGTTAACGTAATACGCTCTAGCCTCTCCAGGCGTGTTCCACCTTCCTTCTTTCACCCCCTTGCGCATGAACGGGTCGTTGTCGTAGTTATTGCCGAACCTCATGTCCCAAGCCTCTCCGGCACGTGTTCTTATGTCCTCTATATTACTGGTCTCTATATTCGTTATCGTCCCATCGGGATTTCTCACGAAATTTCTTATCACTGAATCACCCACCGCCTTCGCACCATCATCCAGCATACCTTGCAAGTCAACGTAAGGTTTTAATTTACTAGACAATTTAGCCTTCAACTCCGATGGAGAACCTGTCGCTATCGGCCTACCCTTTCTATCGTATATGGTGTAGTTTAACATCCCGTTTTGATACCACATGTCAATACTATCTCCAATACTGTAAATACCGGTGCTTTTCTGTTTAACACCATTCTCCCCGGCAGACATGATAGCGTATCCTATGTCGTTTACCAGATCGGCGTTCATGACTTCATCTATACCCCCCTTCCCCGTCTTTGCAAGGTCTTCAAGAAACCCTTGAAAATCTTTCATCTGGTTGGTGTAAGATGCGGCCTTGTTCTTCATGTCACCGATCTTTACCATTATCTCTGACTTGCGAGTGGGGGTGATAAGCGGGTTCGCAAGTTCCCTCCTCATGTCAGCTATCTCGTTCTGGGTATGCTCCATCAATATCGCTATACTGTCCCTGTCGAAAGCCTGTGGTTGAAGGTCTAGCGCACCGGTAGCCAGCTTGTCAAATTCCTTCAAGTTGGCTTGTAATTCATCTTGAGCCTCTTTCGCTTGTTTGGCATACAATCTTTCTTGCTCAAGCTCCATAGCTTTTAGTTGCATCCCCATGTTAAAGGAATTCATCGCAGTTTGCCCGAAATCGGCCTCGATGGGTTTCACTCCCATGTAAGCCTCTCCTGTATATTGATTCGCCATGTTACTTCAATTTTAACGTTGGTTGGGGTGGCATAACTGATGTTACTGGTGTACCGGTGCTAGTAAAGTTACCTAGCTGTCCTATACCTAGTGAACCTGTTGACGTCATGGGGTCAACGTTCTTCCTCCTGGTCAAGTCAAGACCTGATAACATCCCACCTATTGATTGTAAACCGCCTAACGCCTCTGTCATCCCGGCGTATTGCCCCTGCCTTCCTGCCTCGTACAAGGCACCGTACCCGGCAAGTTCCCGTTGTTCACGGTTCTCTCTAGCCTGGAACTCCCTGTTCTCCTGTTCAGCCGCCATGATGGCTTGCTGTTTCTGTAACTCGTACAACTGGTTCTGGAAGTTAGCCGCCAGTTGTTCCTCTTGAGCGTAAGTCTGCTCCTGTATGCCGGGAAGTAAGGACAACCCCCTCGCCCCGGCAGAGGATGCCTGTTCTGAATAGTTAGCCGACTCTTGCTGTACCCTCTTCAATTGTTGAACGTACTGGTCGGTTGGAGTGTCTACCGCCATGAGATAGTTGTTGAAATCTATCTCTTGACGCTGGTAGTTGTCAATGTTCTTCTTCGCTTCTCTCGCCTGTTTCGCCTCTTTCACGGACTTGGCTACCCCTAAACCCGTTGATGCTAGCGCCGTTCCGGCAAGGATGATAGATGTCGCTGCTGCCATCACTTTAAAATTTTAATCATTTGAACCATGTTCGTGTCACTAATCTCGAAACCACATTTCTTGAGGCCGTTCACGAGACCGGCATCGTTAGAAGTGGTAAATATCGCTTCCACGCCCGTTGCCCGCAGCATGGATTCTAACTCTTCAACCAAGAACTCTTTCGCCCCCCTCTTCCGGGAAACGTCGATTTTCTTGCTGGTTAATAACCATTCTAGCCAGCATATCCCCGTTCCTGTCATGTACACGAAAGCCACGTACAACGGGCCTTCATCGTCTTCCACGATACAACCGGCGGGAAGAAAGGACGGGGGTACTGGCTTCCACCCCCACTCTTCCCACCATTCGCTTATCATGGCATGATCGGACGGTTCGTAATTCCTGATTTTAAATTTTCGATTCATCTATATCTAGTTGTATTGATTTAACGAGTAACTTCTCTTTGTCAACGCTAAAGTACGAAATTATTTCGAGATATTTCCCCCTGATAGCGTCACCGTTAACCCCGTCATCAACCTTGACGTAAAGCACCTGACCTTCCTTGATGTTTACCGGGTCTTCAAGAGTTATCTCGTCATCGTTTATCTCCTTGACGCGAGATACCTTTTCCCCGTCCTTGAACACGTCAAGCCCGGTATCCACGAGGTTCGCCGTGTAAGTCCTGAAAGTGTCAAGAGCCTCCTCGTCGCCAGCCGCCACGTAAAGCAATACCGGCTGGGACGTGCCTTCCGCCTTAGGGATGAACGATTCTAGCAAGTTCTCCTTCTTCTTGAAGTAAGATTGATCTATCGTTCTCTCCAAGTCAAACGTCTTGAACGTGGTGGTGGAGGGGGGGGTGTTGGATTCCATTACGATACTGTTATACACCTTGTTTGAATCCATGTACTCGTTGTTCACCATGTGAATCTTGCTCGTGACGGTCTTGCCCAGTAACAGGTTCTGGTATCCCGGTTCCCCTCCCATCCTTCTTATGATGGTATCCCTCGTGGAGAAACAGTAAGCGCCGGCTCTTGCCATGAGGTCAGGCGCCATGTCGTAGAATGACGTCCACCCGTCAACCGGCTCCATGAAGTTCACGCAACAATCTTTCATCCCCACGATGTACGAGGATGTCTTTGGATCGTAAGCGCCACACTTCACCCCGCTCGTGGTTAACTTGTCGTGGAAATAGTTAAGCATGCCGTAAGAACTGACGGGGAACAACCCGTTGATACTTTTCCGTATCACCTGACCCGTGTTCGTGTCAACGAAGAACCGGGAGTTTCCGTAACGTGAATAGGTCTCGTAGTGAGACATCCCGTAATCCTCGGCGTACTCTTGTTGCTCGCCGAAAGTGTCTTCCGACTTAGCAACAATCGGGCTACCGGTGGCGGAATTAAGTATATTCTTCTTGTACATCACCCGGCTGCACTTGTTCCTCTGGTACACGTCTATATCGGAACCTATGTCATCAATCTTCACTATCTCGCCGTATTTCTTGGAAAGATCAGTGTAATTGATCAGGGACTGGTTGAACGAGGCTAGACCGTTATCTTTCGTGTCCTCCACGTACGGCTCTGACACGGTAAGAGACGCGTACCTGTCCTCCCGGCTGTAATTATCCGATATGGCGTTCGGTCTTCCCAGAGTGGTGAACAACGTCCCGTTAGAGAACTTGTTTATCTCTCGTGCCGGACCGGTGGTAATCATCACGTCCCCGTCACTGTCTAGGACGTAGGAACCGGCAAGTCCCGCCGCCACGTCATGAATGCCGGGTATCTCTTGATAAACCACGGTATCGTCCTTGGTCTCGTACATGATAAGGTAGAAAACGGACGTGGTCCATCTCGATTCCTTCTTGAGTATGTCGTCTTCCGTGTACCCTTCCTTGGCTGAGGGTTCTATGATCAAGTAACGACCGTTGGGAACGTCCACCTTGTCAGGGTCTCCCATGTCAACCTTGGTACCGTCTGACAGCGTTACAGATAATTTTCCCGGTTCTCCCTGCACGATCACCTTGTCTTTCACCTCGAATATGTAACCTTTCGTGGATACCTCGGTGGCTATCGTCTCCATCTCGGATACCAGTTCCAGCTTGTCGCCGGGGGTGGGGACTATCCACGGCATGGACGTTATTTCCAGGTAGAACTTCCCGTTTATCACGTAAGCGTTATCGAAACCGTCGATCACGTCGAATAGCACCTTCGGGTTTCGTCTGGCGAACTTGAACTTGGTCGCCCATGACGGGGCCTTCCCCTTCACGATAACGGTTGCCACACGACCGATGTTAGCGGCGTCAGCGTTTATCCTTGGAACGGTCACGTCAACGGGAGCCAGCACGGGTGAACACCTCCCGAAGTCATCCATGAAGATGATACCGTAACCTTGAGTCGTCCCGGTCTTTAAAGAGTACGTCGTGGAAGTGGTGGGGGAGTTGTTTATCTCCACCATCAGGGACACGTCCGTGTCTATGTCGAAACCATCAACGTACCCCCCGAATAGCAGCGAGTTCTGTATTATCATGCAACTTCTAGCCATCATGGGGACGTTATCGAACAACTTGTTCACGTCCTTCATCGGGATTAGGGGGTAGTTGCCGGAGTAAGAGAACTTGTAGGTGTAGTCCACGTTATCTTCCAGCCCCAGTTTCTTCTTGTCTATGGTTTTCACCTTGTACATCCCCTGCCCCGTCTTCATGAGTATCTCTATCTTCTCCACGTGTTCGTTACCTGTGTTCACCGTCACGTTCACGGCGGAGGTGGCGTTACTGATCTCGTTAAGCGTCTCGTTCGAGTACGATCCACGCACGTAAGAAACTGACGCCCCCACCACTCCCTCGTGAGAGTAGTTGTTTATCTTGGTTATCGACAACCCGTAGTTCTGCGAGGCGAAAAGGTAAGCCGTGTTACCGTTGATGGCCGTCACGTAAAACGTTCTACCGTCAGGGGACATGGACATACCGGTCACTTGATAGTTCTGCGGGTCACTCACGTACTGGGGGGTAACCTTTGACATCGTCTTACCGGAGTCTTTCGAGTAGTATATGGTGTCAACGGTCTTGCCGGCGAGGGCGAAGAACTTCCCGTTAGAAGAGCAACACATGAACTCGTTGACGAGGGAGGTGGATACAGTGGTGAAGTTCTTCCCGTAGTTCTCGGATACCAGCGTGTACTTGTTGTCGGTATCGAAGTTCTGGTTACAGGAAATGTACACGACGCTACCGTCAGAATCGCATATGATCTTCACCCCCCTTGGCTTGCTTATGATGGTTATGAAGTCATTCAGTTTAACTTGAGTGAACGTTCCACCTTTCCCGTATTCCGAGCTGTAAGCGAACTCGCTCTTGTACACCACGTACACCTGTTTCCCGGAATCAGACATGCAGAAACCTCCCTCTAGCTGGTCCCCATCCCCCACGAACCCTTGAATCTCTGAAATGGAGTTATCGTTCTTGTTGTACTCGAACAACATCAACTGCCCGTTATTACTTCCCGAGGCACCGTGAGTCCTTGCATAGTATACTTGATCACCGTTCTTGTTGATGTCACCACCGTCGTTCTTGTTTATGAACATGTCGCCCACCACGTCAATAGCATCAGCGTTCGTCTTGAAGTGAGTGAAATACCCCCTCCCCGCGGGGTCTAGGTAATTATCATTCGTGCCGGTGAACGCTATAACGCCCTCCGAGTGAAAGCTCGTGTCATTAGCGTCAAATGACCTAGTCTTGAAAGATTTCAAGTAAGCCTTCGAGAAACTAGTGTTCGATAACGACATGGAAAGCTCGTGAGATGTCCAGTACGTCTTCACGCCGGACACCGGGTCCATGTAAGAGTTAACGAACTTTACCTTGTCCTTGTACACGTAACATTCCACCATCATGTCATACTCTACCTTCTTCGAGTCCTCGTCATCAAGCTCGGAGGTTGACGTTGAATAAGGACTTATGGCTGAAGTCTCCCGTGTATCGTACACGTACCTAGCGGCGAATAACGGGTTGATGTTACGCATCTCCCCCAGCTCCGATTTCTCGGCTATCTCCACGCCAACGGAAAGAGGTGGGCGTTTAACCAGCTTCATCGCAGTCCAGTCGTAGAACTTGAAGTAACCCCTCGTCTTGGATGTATCTATCTCCACCGGCTCGTTGGTCATCCAGTCATGAAACACCATGATGTCGTTAAGCATGGCGAACCCGCTTATCCTCGTTTGAAGGTTAAACGGCGTGACAAGGTCCTGCGTGAGTACCTCCGGCGTTGAATCGTAAACGAAGGTGGTGGGGAGCATCTTCATGGCCCTCGCCTCCATCTTCTCCATGTCAACCTTGTAAATAGTGCCGCCATCATGAGAATCTCCCTTCTTGGGGGGAATATCGAAACGGAACCTCTTTATAACCACGCACATGTACCTGCTAGTTTTCGGGGCGAGCTGTAATCCTAGGAAACCGTACACGTAGGCTTGATCCTTGTCGTACTCGGTGGACGTCCAGTAGTAATTACCCGAGCTTCCCTGTTCCTCGGATACCGGCACCGGTGTTGACAAGGCACGAGCGAAACGGGGGGTGGGGGTGTCTTCTTGAACCTCGACCGCCGTTCCCACCCCGATATTCTGGTTGTTGAACGTGATGATGTCCTCTTCCCTCTCGGAGATAAGGAACTTCCATGTCTCCTCGATGTTATCTATCACGTCCTTGATCTCTTCCTTGGACGGCACGTACCACCCGAACCCTTGATTGTAAGCCTGCGTGAACACCGATTGATCGTCCTTCTTGTTATGAAGGAAACATATCGTGTTGCGTAACCCGTCTTCCTCTCGCAAGGTGGATAGCTGGTCAACTAGGATATGGCTACCCTTCCCGGTTACGGAATCGTATTCCAGTATAGAAAAACCGCCTTGCTTGAGGGCGGTAAACAGGTATATCTTGTTGTTGTACTCGTACATCCCGGCGGTGACCGATCCTGCCGTGAACAGTGGCTCGTCAATGACAACCCTCGTCCCGTCCACGCTCTCTATCACGCCCGAGTTCTCGCCATCAGTGTCTATCACCCGGACGTTTCGAGCCTCACGGTATTGCCCCTTCGGCATGTAGCGGGGGTCGATGTCCATGTTCATCTTTCCCCCCGAGAAATCTTGTATTACCTTCATAGCGATCTAAGTAATGCTTGAATAATTTCCTCTCTCTTGAAGTTTATTTCAAACTTGGCGTCCTTGTAACGACGGTTCTTCTCTGCCTTCGCCCGTATCTTCTCGTTCATCGGCACGTTACGCCTTCTCTCGATGATCCGCCAGTATATGTCAGCTTCCAGGTACTTCTGCAAGTACGGGTGAACGTTGATCTTCGTGATGTCCGTGAAGTCCACGTTGGACACGTAGCATATAAGGATACGATCGTAACCCTCCGGCACGTCGTCGAAGGTGAGGGTGTTGTCCCTGTAATCGAACTGGTAACCGTTCTTGCTAACGAGGAAAGAGTTGTGACGGCACGGCAGCATGCACTCGGCTGACTTCATGCCGTTGAGATCAACCCCCTTCACGATCTCGTAGTCGTTGTTGTCGATCACCGTTTCTTCATCGTTCGTCAGGATGTTCTGGGCGGCGTACACGTCATCGTTCTTGAGCATGTACGAGTACCACGTGTTAATGTTATCGTTGTAGAGGGCGGGAATCTTGTACCCGTCATGCAGGAAGTAGATGGCTATGTAGTCGATGAAGTCGTTGGGCATCCTGAACTTGCCCACTGCGTTCATCTCCCCCTCCGCCTCCTTGTATTGCTTGTCTCCCACGTATCGCAGTTCCTCGACCGCTCTCTGGGCGTGTTTTATGACCAGTTCCCTGCTGACACCGTGAACGTAACTGTCCGGGTCAGTGGCGTCTATTAACACCGAGTCGATAATGTCTGTTAGTTTAACGTTCATAATGCGTTATCCTTTTGAAATTCGTTAGCTTGATCCTGCGCCATCACTTGCATAACTTCAGCCTCCCGCAAGTGGACGCCGAAGCATAACGCTATCTCCACCACGAGGACGTTAAAAAAGTGTCTCGTCAGCGTGAAGTCTTGATACCTCTTGTCTGAAGGGTTGAACACCGGTTTACCCTCCACCGCCACGTAAGTCCACCGTGGCACCGGTGGTATCTTGTAATAATGCACCTCTATCGAGGGGTTGTCAGGCAACACCTGTATCCCGTCCTCCGTGATGGAGTAATTCGGGTACGTCTCCGATGGCCTGTTGTACTTCGAGTTACCTATCATCCTTAGCCGTGCCACGTCTATCATGGTGGCCTCTTTCCCCTCCCTGTACACGGCGTTTAACTTCTCGGTAGGGGGGAAAGGGAAGAAGGGGTCATCTTCCCCCTTCTCCAAATCTTCCACCACGGCGAGCTTGTACAAGGTGCTTTCAAGAATGTCTTTCGGTATTGCCGAGTATCCTTGCTTGTCCCTGTTATACTTCATTCTCAACCTGTTAGGTATCTCTGAATATATCTTTGACTGGGCTAGCCCGCAAACGGAGTTAAACTCGTCGGGAGTTATGACCCCGTACCCGTTCTTGTTGAGTAGCACGTTGACTACCTTGTACACCTCGTCTATCATTTGTTCTAAGCGTTTAACTTGGTTAAAATCTTGTCGTAAGCCACGCCACCTTCCTCGCTTGTCATCGCCCACTCGGCGAACTCGGAGATGACGTTAAGACCCGGGGCGCAAGTGTAGATAACACCCCCCGTCGCCCAGCTCAGTTCAGTCTTTCTTGAATTCAACTTCAAGATGTTCAAGCGTATGCCCGATTGAATCTTGAACTTGATCGTGTTTCTCTTGTCACCGAACATCTCGATGATCTCCCGTGGGGGAGTTCCAGTTTCCAGCTTGCCAAGGATACCGGCACGAAGGATGGTGGGGTTCATCTCGGTGGTGACTCCCTTCAAGGTAGCGTAAACGGCCTGCAACACCTCGAAGTCTGATGTCTTGCAAAGCTCAACCACGGTAGCCATGTCAGTCCACGTGCTTTCCTCGATGGCGGCGTCAGCTTCAAGGTCTTCAAGGTAGAACACCTTGTCCTTTCCGAAGAACGGGTGCAACATGAGGAACATCTGTAAACCTCTATCCTCCGGGTAAATGGTCCACCGGTCACCTGGGAAGTCCACCCGTCTAAGCTCTACTGGTCCGTCAATGTTCTGGTCGTTCTCGATGGCGGTGGGGGATACCGGGGTGTAACGGAGGTTGAACACGTAAGTCTCCCCGTTCTTGCCGGTGTACACGTGACGTGTCTTCGGTCTTAACGAGTGATTGTTACGGGTACCCGTGAGGAGGAACGTTAACGGTTTCTTCCCCAACCCCTTCTTCTCTAGGTCGGCGATAATTTGCTCTTTAGCCTCTTCTTCCGTGATTCTCTTTGTTTCTTTTACTGTTGCCATATTAGATTCAATTAAAATTAGATTTCAAATAAAAAGGGGGAGGGGTTATTATTCCCTTCCCCCGAGGTTTAATATTTAAGGTCAATTAAGCCTATGCTGACACGCCCTCGAAGATTGCCCATTTCTTCAATCCAACGCAACGCAATCCCCATTCAGACAACCAGTCGATACCGAACACGTCCCAAGTATTGGTAGCGTCAGGCACGTTCTGTGACCCGTGGAAAGTGGTTACAAGCTCGCGGCTGTACCCCGGCATTCCCTTGTACAACTTGGTCAAGTACGGGGCGTTGATCGTGCTGTTCTGCCCGCTCAAGTCACCGTTGTAACCGGTGGTGATAGAAGCACGTCCAAGCGGTACCATGATACCGTGGATTTGGTTCTCGGCTGCGAAGTTATCCGGGTTCAAAACGGTCGGGTCTTTCAACAGTTTCCAGGTGGTCTTGTAGAACTCGTACCCGCCCATCTTGAAGGCGTCGAAACCGAAGTCAAGCATCCGTTGCTTGTTATCGAAGTAACCCCATGTAGCGGAACCGGCCCCACCAACTTTAGCGAGCCAGTTGTCGATGGACAACGATGCCTCGGTAGACAAGTACAACAAGTTGTAAGTCTCGCCGTTAACCTTGTCAAGACGTTTGATGATTGACTCGATGTCGGCAGTACCGGCGATGTTTCCCTCGAAGCTGTTACCACCGTTTCTGATCTGGTCGAACACTCCCTCGATACCACGGAACCCTGCGGTCTTGGCATCAGAAGCGTCAACGGCTTTCTTCCCAACGAACGCTTGAATCTCCATTTGATCCAGCATTCTCTCTCTAGCCTCCTCGATCTCTGCACTCGTCCAGAATGCGTTTCCATCCGGGGTTTTCAACCACGTTGCGTCGCACATGTCGGAACCGTTGATCTCGAACATGTCCTTACCGATGATAAGGGACGTGCTACCGATTTCAACCTCACGAGTCAAGGCACGGGTCATACCCGGTGTTCCCTTCTGGAACTCGTAACCGGCAGCCATGATGGTCAACCCGGTAGTTCCAACGGTCCAGTCGGCACCGTCATAGGTTTTAGCGGTGAACTTGCCAGCGTCATAATCGTCCGGCACGCAGATACCGTAGTTCACTTTCTTGCCGGCCTTGTCGATAACCATGAAGTTCTCGTTCGGGCGGATGGTGTGAGCGGCGATCGTGAACACGTCACCTGCACGGGTCACGCCTTCCAGCAATTTACGTCTACGTCCGGTCATCCCGAAGAACTGGGTGTCGGCGGAGATCATCTCCTTTTGAGCGTATTTATCAAGGAACCCACGGATCGTTTGATTCCCGTACTGGTCGATGATTCTGTCCTTCAATGAAGGGTAAAACTTGGTAGTGAAGTCATATAGACTCATGTAGTTACCGGAGATCGGTTGAACTTTAATGTTCGGATCAAGGTAAAAATCTGATGTAACACTTGTAAGCATAATATTCTATCTTATAAAGTTCTTGTCTTTGAGGAACCTCAGGAACTCGTCCTCCGACGGACCCTTGGCATCTCCCGGCTTGGGGGCGTCAGTGGTGGCGTTAGACTTTTTCCTCATTTCCTCTTCAACAGTATTCGCTTTCACCGCCTTTGCGTGTTCTTCCAGTATCTTCGGCAATTCCATCCCGGCGGTGATCACTCTTACCAGGTTGCCGTAATTGAAGGTACCGTCCTCGTTCTTGAACGTTCCCAGCAGCGAGTCGATCCCGTCGAACACTTTATCGTATCTCGACTTGTCACGAATCTCGTAACTGAAACCGTCAATCTCGATCTTATCAAGACTTGACAAGGCTCCTTTCGCCCCCTTCACCCATTCTTCTTTTCCCTTGTCAACGTTATCCTCCACACGCTTGAGAGGAGTCTTGTATTGCTCTTTCTGGGCGTTGAAATACTTTCTAGCTTCCTCGGCCTTGGTCTTCAAGCTAACCAGCTTTGACCTGTTCTTGCGGTCAATTGCCTTTCTCTCGTCATCTAGCATGTCCTCGGTCACCTCCTCGGTCTGGAAGTAGTCTTCATACATGACTTCAATATCCTCCTTGTCTAGTGACGGGTATTGAGTCTTGAGGTACTCCTTGACAACTTTCTCGTTAGGCTCGTTGTCCCAGTCTTTCTGTACCTTGAAGTAATCGTCCACTCCCCTCCCGGTTTCCCGGACGAACTTGTCGATGTTAGCCACGTCAGGACTGGCGTAATCAACGGTTTTCTCAACCTCTTTTTCCACCTCTCGAATCTCTACCAGATCATCCCACGTCTTCACTTCCTTACCTACCTTACCGGCCAGGTATCCCAGTATTTTCTCTTCCGGTACCTTCGAGAAATCTATTTCCTGATCATCGACCTTGTTGACATCCTCTACCTTGTCGGGGGTAGGGGTGCCTGCCTTGTCTTCAACTTTCGGCTCCGGTGCGGTTTCTCCCTCCTTGGCGGCAGGGACTTGCTCTCCCGGTTTAAAAGTTATGTCTTTCAGTATTTCATCTAACTTTCCCATTCGATTTAAATTTAATTATACAACAAATATATAGATTTTATCTATAACAACAAAGAGTTAACTGATTTTCATGTCTCTTTTATCTTGATTCCATGCACTTTAAGCATCAGCTTGCGCTTTATCTTGTAAACGTCAGTGCGGAATCCCTTGGTGTCCTCCACCACGGTTTCCCCCGTCTCGACGTCGGTGTACACGAAATCGGCCACGTACTTGCAAGCCAGCTCGACGCAATGCCTGTTCTTCCCCTCCCCCTCGAACTGTGCGGGTATCAACGTGTATGTGACCTGTTCTTGCAAGTCCTTTATCTTCCCTGCCCTTTCCAGTAGCTTGAGGGTAGCGGCACGGGCGGCCTCCTTCTTCGAGGCGTGACCACCCGACTTGACGTTCCCGTACTTAGACTTCCCTCTCATCCCCTCGCCCTCCTGTCTCCGGCGGTACCGTTCTTCCTGCCACGGTTGGCGGAAGACGACGTGTACCTTTTAGTAGCGTGATCGTAGTCCTTGCCGGCACGAGATGACTTCCCGTGCTTCTTGTCATGCTCACGGTTACGCTGGCTAAGCTCTGACCGTTTCTTCCTTTGCTCCGGTCTTCGGTTGACCTCGGTATCCGTTTTCTTCTTCTTCTCTCTAGCCTCCGGGTGATCCCGGTAATACTTGGCGGACCTAGATAGTTCCGACCTGTCCTTCTTCGGTGGTGCCATCTCCTGTATAGTTTTGAACTTGGTTAACTTCTTCCATAGGTGGAATCTCGACGGGTGGGGCGGCTTGAACGTCCTGCATGGCGTTCATGCTCTCGAAGGGTATTGTTGCCCCTCCCCTCTGTCTCTGGTTGATCATGGCGCTTTGCTGTTGCGCTTGCTTGTAGGTGCGGGCGTCCTTGGCCTGTTCCTTGTACTGGTTGGATTCAGCCGTCACCCTTGCCTGCAACCCCAGCTCCTGCATCCTCAACTGGTGTTTAACACGTTCCAGTATGATCTCTCCCTCCACCTTCTTCTCGTTTATCTGTATCTCCGATTGAGTCTTGAACTGTAACTCCTGGCCCTTGGCCTGTATTTCCATCATCAGGGATTGCTGTTTCTGCTGCTCGATGGCAACTTGCGCCTGGGCTTGCATCTGGGTCTTCATGGCCTCCATCTCCTTCTGCTTCTGGAACGCCTCGTCCTGTCGTTTCTTCATGATTACCTTCAAGTACTTGGACGCCATCTTGATGTTGTCGATGGACAGGATGTCCATTCGATCGGAAAGGGTGATCTGCCCTGCCTGAACGGCGGCGAGGATCACTTGATCCAGCTTGGCCTTTTCCTCGGCGTCCGGGGCAACCTCCACGATCACGTCAAGATTGTGCTTGTACAGCGTCTTGTAATCGTCAATAACGTCATCTTCAAGCAAGTAAGACATCACGTCATCGGAGAACGATTCCCTGTACATGGACATCTGCTGGGCACGGTTCAAGCTAACTTCCCCCGCCCCCTTCTTTATGGACATCAGTCCCTCGAAGATGTGCTTGGTTGCGGTGTTACTCATGTTAAGGGCCATCTGTTGCGTTCCAACGAGGGCACCGTTAAGAGGGGCCGAACCGTCTCTAACCCTGTTAACACCGGTAACCTCGTAACACATGTTCATGTTCTGGTTGTAGGCGTTGATAAGCTGCATGAGCTTCTGCCCGTCAGACGTGGGGATGTTACGAAGGATGTTACCCTGCAACACCTGGTCGTCGTCGTAAGCCGTTCCCTTGTACAACAACGCTCCCGTCTGGTACATCATGTCAAGGACGTCGGAGGGGGTGAGCTTGGCACCCGTGCCGATGTCTATGTTCATGAGGGCGTCAACGTTTATCTCGAACATGTCAGGCTTCATCTTGGAAATCAAGTGTCTAAGTTTCAACACGATAAGGTGTATATCCTCGGCGTAAGACTTCAAGTTCTCCACGATGGAGGGAACGGTTAGCTCGTAAATCACGTAGGGTGCCATCACGGTGTTGGCGTTATTCACGGGCCGGATCATGTCACGCATCAGGTGGTAGTTGAACACCAGGTCCATGCCAAGCACGTAGTAACCCTCGAACCACACGTCGTACTTCCCTTTTATCATCCGTGATGAAGACTCCTTGGGTAGAACGTAATCCTTGTCCTTGGGGATAAGGTTGTTGCGTTTACGCTTGTACACCTCGTCCATCGTCGTCTTGAAGGTGAAGTACATGACGGTGAAGGTGTCATCCTCGTTCGCCCTCTCGTCAGGCTTGAACCGTCTATCGTTCACCCCCCTCGCCAGTCTCTCGTACGATACCTCTCCCCGGCTCTTTCTCACGATGTCCCCGGCGGTCATCTCCATCATCTCGGCGAAGTAATAACAACCCTTCTTGTCACGGGTGTAGAGGGGGTCGTACGAGTATAACAGGTTCTTGCAATCAACCCTTCTCATGACCACGCCGTAGTTTGGATCGGACTCCACCCGTATGGCGGCGATGCCGTTGGTAACGAGGTCTTCCGCCACCCTGTTCTGTATCTCACGGAAGTAGTTAAGGTCGAACACCCTGTTAATGATGATCTCCGACGCTATCTCCTTCTTCTGCCTGTACTCTAGCTGCATGTGAAGGTCTAGCTCCTCCTTGGAATCAGGCACGTAATCAGGCACGAAGTTGATACCGGTGGCTATCGTCATCTCCTGCGTGAAGTCTTTAGTTAGCATCTCGGTTTCCAGCCTCTTGTGGTACTTGTTACGTTCCTCCCTTGACATGATGTCAACACCCTTGGTCTTGATCTTGAACATGTCGGCGGGGAAACTGTCCTTCACCACGTTAACGAACTTTGGAACCACGGACGTGAACTCCCAGTTGAGCGACAGGTAAGCCTGGTCCTTCGGGATGTTAAGCATGTTCTTGAACCGGTCAATATCCACCTCGTTATCTCGAAGCGCTTCCAGTTCCTCGAACTTCTTCTTCCTGCTGGCGTAATCGTTGCCCGTGATCCACTCGAACTCTATGTACCGGGCGTATTCTAACCCGTAATCCTTGCTTTCCTTCTCCTCGTTGGAAGCCTCCCTGTTCGGGATCGTGACGTTTCTTCTTTGTTTATCCATTTTTTAACTTTCCATAAGTTCCAACATTCTCGTATATCCTGAACATGGGTCTCGTTGGCACCGGTTCAATCGCTTCCACCTTGCGTCTCTTCTTGCGAGTGCATCCTATGAGAGCGTAGGCTGACGATATGGAGGCGTCACGTTTCGTCCTGTTCTTGTCATCGAAAGCCAGCCAGTCTTCTAGCGTGGCGTTAAAATACATCTCGGAGCTACCAACGTTGTTCTCCACGAACGACTCGATGGCGGCGTTTATCATCTGCGACACGTTCTCGGACGTGGAAGGCATACCACCCCTCACCCTCTCGTCTTCAGACAGCTTGTCCCGTTCCTTGTCCGTTCTTGTCATGGAGAACTTCCTGTAACCCCTGCGATACATCTCGTCTATGAGGTTGTTGACGTTGTTCTCTATGAGGGCGGGCATCCCGTAGAACACCATCGCCTTGATGGCGTCCTCGAAGAATATCTCCTTGGAATCCGGCCTGTTTATGTATTCTAGGAAGAAGTTGAAGTTGGGCGCCCCGGAAGAGTTTATGCCGGAGAACCCGTGTATCGCTCCCTTTGATCCCTTCCCGTCCACGGTCTTGTTAACACGGTACGGGTCTATCCCGAAGTTGCCTATATGCCTGTTAAGCGGCAACCACAACCCGTTCTCGAATTTCACGTTATTCTTGAGTCCTTCCTCGGGTATCCAGCTAACCAGAAACCGTCCATCCGGCTTGTCTATAAAGATGACGTGTCCACTATCCGCTACCCCTTGATACCACTCGAAGTTCCCCCTCCGGAGATGAGTTCCATCCATGTTATCGTTGTGCTTTATCTGGGCCAGTATGTTGGCTTGATTGAACATGCACATGTTAAGGGCTAGCTTGAACCCGTCCTCCTCGGTGCGGGGGTTCTTCCTGTGTTCTTCTAGCAATTGCTTCGGGTTATTCTTTAAAGCCTCGTCCACGTTGCTCAAGTACGTCTTGACGCCTATCGACATGTTCTCACCGTCCATCGTCCTCACCGGGGATTTAGGGTCCTCGACTATCATGTTCCCGTACTTGTCAATGAATCCCTCGTAATGCTCGAAACAGCTTATGAATATCTTGTACAGGTTGGTAACAGTCTGACCGTTACCGTCACGTTTTCTCGGATCGGAGTTGTAGTACAAGTACTTGTACCTGTCTCCAGCCAAGGCCTCTGGATCGTTGGCGTCCTTCCCTGTCATGAACTCCACGGTGGAAATCAGGATAGCCTTCCCGGTAATACGACGACCTTTAGTGAGACATTTTCTCACCATCGTGAAGTGAGTTAACGTGTTACCGTTCTGCTTCTTCCACTTGCTGAACTCGTCACCGAAGTAGAAAAGCAAAGCCTCGCCGTCGTAACTTGACTCGTTGGTGGGGCGGAAGTTTATGCGGGTGTTCAACGCCACGTCCACGATTTCCTTCTCCTGTCCCGCCTTCTTTAGCTTGTTACCCGGCTGGGCGAATTCAAGTTCAGACTTGGATTTCTCGTCCATGCACATCGGCTTGAAGTAGAACGGGAGGTGGGAGAACATGGTGGTTAACCTCACGAAGTTGGACTTGGCATCGGTATCCGTCTTGGAAGTCATCCCGGTCAGCTTGTTTCTTTGCTCTATCGTCTTGCAAAGTATGAACGCCATGATACAGTCCGTTGCCCCGAAACGACGAATCTTTTCCAGAATGATACCTAGACACCGGTTATCCCTGTACATGGCTTCAAGAAACAGGAACAACTTCCTCTGGGCGGCGGAGTAGTAGTAATACCCCCCGTCCGCTCCCGTGTAGCAATGGGTCATCATGAACCAGTGGGCGCCGGTTATGTACGTTGCCACCCCGTTGTTCATGAACCAGTACCCGTTCCGTTTCTTCATGTACTCGGAATCTATGTAATCCTCGTGTTTCTTGGCTGTTCTGGAGGTCAGTTCTCTTGGAGGTGCTTGCCTGCGCCAGAACTGGTCTTGCCTGAATCTCTTCCCCCAGTCAATATCCGCCTTGAGAGGTTTCTTGGGGAGGGCTATCCTTATATCGTTTATCTCGATGATCTCCCCCACCGTGCCTTCCGGGTCTATCACCACGGCATCAATGTCGGCACGATACCCTGACCTGTCCTTCATCTTGGCGAACTTGTCAGCGTATTTCTCGGCGTACCCTCCCTTGTAATCGCTCTCTTCAAGCATGATGTCTTCCTCTTCCAGCTTGCTCTTCACGTCATGAACGATATCCTCTATCTCCATCACGTCGTTAAAGGCTACTAGCTTGGTGTCTATCATGGTGGATATGCTATCGGCATCGTTACCGATAACGTCATTGCTCATCACGACATCTTCCAAACCGGAGTAGAGGGATTCCACCACCCCTTGACTGGATTCTACTATCTTGTCTAGCGTCGCTCGAACCCACTTCTCCTGTTTCCTGTCATGATTCAAGATGGAACCAAGCATGTTCTTGCAGCTAGTTATCGCTTTCTTCTTTAATTTAATGGCGTTCTTGACGGTGGTTTCCTTCTCCATAACTGCCGTGTCAATACCCGCCGTGATAACTTTCATCAGTTCTCCCACGGCGATCTTGCACGATTGTATGAATCTATCTTCACTCATCTCGTAAATCTCCTATTATCCAAGGTGTTTTCATCCTGTACAGCACCCGGTCATCTATCTTGAACTCGTACTCCGAGTCAAGGTTGAACACGACGGGTGTACCATCGTTTACCCCTTGTTCTCGTAACGAGTCGTTAGAGTATACCATGATCCCGTGCTGCTTCTTGTACTTGTCAGCGTTCGCTATCTCGAAGCTACCCTCCTTGAACTTGTCGTTGGGGACGGGGGACACGTAGCACCACGGGTCAATCGCTAGATGATCCTCCCCCCTCTTCACGAGGTACACGAACTCCACCGGGATGATGAACATGTCATCGAATAGCTCGTTACTGCTACCCACCTTCCCGTCCACGTATTCCACGCTACGACGCTTAACCATGTTGTGGTGGAAGTAAGCGATGTCCCCGGGCTTTATCCTAGGATCGGATGACGTTACCACCTCCCCGTGTCTCACGACGTATGTCATGTCATCTATCGTGTTGTTCACGTAAAACTTGGTTCCACCGGGGGCAGTGATCGTCGTGTCGTACGTCTCCGGCACGTGAACGATCACCCCGTTAATCCCTTTCAAGTTCCTTTTCATAATCGCTCACGTCAATGGTTAAACTCCCGTCATCGTGACGGTATATCTCTTTCCACACCACCGCCTCGTTGCCGTCCTTCTCCCGGACGTGTATGGTTATCTTGTCACGGTTTTTAAGGCGCTCCTTCTTGATCGAGTGTATGACCATGCTCGTTAAACCCCCACCCCGTGACGTGAACGACAGGGATTGTCCCACCCGGAAACATAATTTCCTGCCGTTATCCATGTAGCTAAATTCTCTCAATTCCATCTCAATTATTATTTGCTTATTAATATTCCACCCGCTAATCCTGCCAATCCCCACACCCACCATTTCTCGTACCACCGGTCCCTCTCCTTTATGACGAGGGGTTGAATGGCGGTGGTGGTAACGTACGGGTTCTCGTTGACCACCCTCACGAGGTATTCGGTGCTACCCATAAACTTCTTCCTCTTGCCGGAAACCAAATACTGGGAGGCGTACACCTCGAAGTTGTCGAAGTGAATTCCATCTTCCATCACCGTTCCGGAGACGTACCTGTACTTGTTCCTGTCATGGAAGGGTATGTACACGTTCCTGTAAACGGTATCAAATTTTATCGTTCCGGTATCCCTGTACACGGTGTTCACCTTGACGATAAACTCCGGCTTCATCCCCTTGATCAACTGTTTCAGGGAATCGTTCTCCTCTAGCACCTTGCTGGAAACCGATAACATGGATAGCTTCTCCGCCACCTCCCGGTTATACCGGTCCTTGTAAAGCCTGATGGTATCCTCCATCGCCTTGGCGTTATACACGTCTCTCCCCGCTTCTCGATCACGATTCACGGAGTTCAACGTGATAAACACCACTAGCACGGTAGCTATCCACGCTATCAATATTTTCCAGTTATTCTTCATCGATTTCTTCTATAACAGCTATTATCTCCTTGTCATGTATGGCAACGAACTCGTCGTCACCTAGGAAGAACGGCGTGCCGGTACGGGAGGGGTGCAACACGATGTCTCCCGCCTTCACGTCATCCCTGCCCTCGTTCATGGCGACAACCTCGCTCTTCCGTGTTATCTCGTTTCTCGTCTCCGGGATGAATATGCTCCCCACCTTTCGCATCTCTTGCTCTGTCTTCTTGATGATCACGTAATCGTTGATCGGCCTGATTCTTTTCATATCAATTAAATTTTAATTATTATTCTGTTTTTCAATTAGTTTAAGTATAAGCTCGTATTTAGACTTGTCCGATTCCCTCCAATCCTCAATATTCTTCCGGAGGGCGTCCATCTCCAGTTTTATGGTGCGTTCTAAACTCTTGAACTCGGCGTTATGGATTTCCCTCAAGTTCAACAACTCCTTCCTGATCTCGTTATCCTTGAAGTCCACGTACTCCTTGGTCGGCTTGTTGAAACTAGTCGCCATAGCTGTCGTTACCACTAGTGCTACCGCCCCCATCACCGCCTTGGCAACGTTGCCTGTCACGTTGTCTATCCAGTTGCTCATTTTCAGAAAATAGTTTAGTTATGGCCTTCGCCATGATTAATAACGCCCCTATGATGAAGTTAAGCCATATTTTCCAAGTGTCAGAGAACGGGGATGTGGTTATCAACCCCTGCCACATGGGAAGGGTGTAGACGCACGTGTCGCCTATCATCTTTATTTTCCGTGGGGTGGGTTTCTTCCAGTTCTTGACGCTAGCTTGCATGATTAACTCCTTTCCTCTATAATTTCCCAGAACACTTCATCACCATCCTTGATAAATTTCTCGACTAGAGCCTGTATGTCCCTGTCGGCACGACCCTGTATCGTTCTCTCCCCGGTACGGTTGTAAGCGACTAGAGGACATCCATCGGTATCATCCACGTCGTTGCCACCGTGAACCCTTATGCCGGAGAATTTCATCCCGTTAACGTCAACGGTTTGTCCCGGCGTGTTGTATAACAAGATCATGTCTCTCTCGTACTTCGGGCTGTAAGTGATGGCAACCTTGTACTTGTGGGCGGGGATGGCTGTCTTGCCGGGTATCTTCACGTCTCTCACGGCGTCTTCAAGCACCCAGCAGAAGTCCTCGCCTTCAATCTCGATCCTGCCAACCGTGGCATCATCGAAGAACTCTTTCCTGATATGTTTGATAATATGTTCCATATTACAAATATACGAATTAAATCTTTCCGTAGTATCTAAAAAAGGCACCGAAAGGCCTAGTTCTCAAGTAATCCATGTTATCACGGTTCTCTTTAGCCTCCATCTCCATCGCCGAGGCGTAGTAAGCCTTTCTGTTGGATTCTCCAACCTCTTTCCCCTTGTATTTTATAACGTGGTGAATGAACGATATTAACCACTCGACGAGGTACATGATGTAGTACAACGTGAAAGGCAATAGGAACGGCAAGAACGCGTACCAGTGGTAGGGGGCGCTGAAAAGGAAACTGGCAAAGTAAGCGATTATCATACCCATCGTGAAACAATCTTTCCATTGACGAACGTGAATACGTTCCTCGTTAATGGCGTAATCAGGTAACTGACCTTCTTTCATTTTCGTTAATATGAAAGGACCTAGCGTTATGGTTGAATACCCCTTGAAAAGTATCAACCTCGCCAACCAGTTGTTGTAGTGAATTTTTGTCATGTACATAATAATTGAATAATTAAGCTGTTATCCTAGCACCGAATGTTTGAGTAACCCCTTGAAATGTAAAGGTAAAAGTTGCATCAACATTCGGTGGAATTAAATTTAGATTGAGTGGAATATAACAACCACTCCCATCAAGATTATTAACAATATTTTTGTGCCAATCACCCAATGCAATCGGAATATTAATACCACTTATGACTCCCGTGGCCACTAAATCGTAACCCCCTAAATCATCAGTAACACCCACGTCTTTTGACATGGACCTACTTAAATATAAGCACGAGCTATTCGCTTTACTTATTGTTAACTTGTTCGTTGTAGACGCTTCAACCATGTTAGGAACTATCTTGTTTATCGTTGTTCCAGTACCACCGGTACACACGTAAGGCTTGATACTACCCCACGAATCTATTGATGGCGATTTAGACGAGCTTACGATCATATTCCCCTTGTACGCCCTGTGCAATAATTGAAGCTCCATCCCGGCAAGCGCCCTGTTAAAATACGAGTACTCTTGCAAGCAACCGTCCCACCAGTCAAGGGGTTCTGTCGTGTCGTGGAAAGCCCTACCAAGCCATATGTTCCCATCCCACCCCATCACGCCAGTACTACCGTAATCGACAGGTCCATTAAGGGGATAGTCAGAAGGGGACATTAAGCCGTATTTTTTACCGTTTAAATAAAAGTCAAAAGTTTTTGAAGGCCAGTCGAACACGACTATCAAATGATTCCAACCGTCTACTATCCAGTTTGTAACCGTGGCTTTACATACTTGATTTGACGCTCCATTGTACACTTGGAACCTCATCACTTTATCCATGGGGGTTCCCGGGGAATCAAGACCCATAGCGTATCCAAGACCCATCGTTCCATTACCATCTATAACACCACCCATGATCCCATCATAAGTCGTGTTAGCTTCCGCGCGACTATACGCGCACACGGATATGGTGAATGATCGCGTTCCCTTTACCACGTCCGGTAAACGAAGGGCTACCCCCCCACCAGACAAGTCCAAGCAGGGGGAACCGTTAAACCCGATCATGTAATAAGATATATTCCCCGCGTGATCAACCGGGTTATTACCGTTCCCGGAGTAATCATCAATGTCTCCACCTAACGGGAGGTATACCGTGGGTTTCAATTTTAGAATAGTGCTTATACCTGCCACTGGCCATATTTTCTTGCCGTTTAACCACGCTTCTTGTAATTTCTTGCCGTTCAAGGCTCCATCCACGAGCTTGCCTACTTTTCCTAGTTCTATTGCCATATCAAGCGAATTTAAGATACAACCTGCCTGTAACCTGTGACGATTCTCCCGGTATCGTGTCCACAACCTGAACCGACGTTACCATGTTAGCTGCCGACACCGTCTCGATACAATTACTCAACTTGGTATACTGGGACGATGACATCAACCCGTTAGAACTTGATGAAGCTAGCCCGTACGTAGTGTTCGTTGATGTTATGGTAATGTTGCCTGAAGCGTCACTTGATATAGAAGTGGCCCCGGCTCCAATGAACCTAACCTGATTACGATACGTGTTATCGTCCGTCACCTTCAAGTAAGGGTTAGAAGCAGCCGCGTTAGCCGCAGTTCCTGACGCACCGGCGTACAATCTAGTCGTGTAATGAGTGTTCGTGTCAGTGTCTGTCCAAGGAACGGAAACGTACATCTGTCCAGAAGAGTTCAATTGAACAGCATAGTTCTTGGCCGCTAGACCAGTCGCCCCGATCTTGACAAGACCGTAAGTTGATGAAGTAGCGGCACTGTAAGTTGAGTTAGTATCCGTCCACGGTACCGCAACATACATTTGACCGCTAGAATTAAGCTGCACGGCGTAATTCTTCGCCGCCAAACCGGTAGCACCTATCTTCACTAAACCTAGAGTTGAAGATGTAGCCTGAGAGTAGGTGGTGTTGGTGGTGGGGGGGGTGTACCCTAGAGCCGAAGTCACCATTGATTTGGTGATACTTGTCAAGTAGCCTCTATCAGATACCCATTCTTGGGTAGCAACAAGTTTTTCCACCATGTACAGCTTTCCCCAATATCCATTAGCGTATCCAGTAGATGTACCGTTTTTCCAATACCATGTAGTTGGTATTATTGTATCGCTAGGAGTTCTATAATTAATATAAATACCACTTTGATTAGATGTTAATATCCACTCGTTACCAGTATTAACTATGGCCGGGTAACCACTCAATATTTTAAATGTTGATAATGGGGCAAATTTACTGTTAGCCCACGTTTGCGTGGCGTACCCTGACAGGTCTGCTGAAGTGAGTAGTTTTGCTTTTGAAATTGTATTTCCGAGATAAGCACCATCAGTTCCTACAAATAAATATTTCTTGCTTTCATAGTTATATATATAGCTTCCAATGCTAGACAAGAATCCAATAGCTGCCTTACTAGTTCCGTTTAATTGAACTTTAATAAAGGATTCAGTTTCACTAGAATTTGTGTTATTTAATATTAATGAATTAGATATTGAATTGATAATTAATTGACCAGATAATATTCCCCCTGTCAAAGGTAAATATCCACCTAGTTTAGTATTAACCCATTTAGTATCAGCTAGGAACTTCCAATCAGTAGAATTTCCAGTAGAAGGAGTGTATTTTCTATACGCCATTCCTGTACCATCAATATCCCCAACTAATTGAAATGCATAATCTCCGGCCCAGAAATAGGTAAGAGCTACTCCATCACCAACTGACTGTCCACTCACAGGGTCGACCCCCGGTTTATTAATTACATTTTCTCCAGCAAATGATGAAATTAGTAAAGCATCATTTGATGCTTTACTAATATTAAGATTATTTATTCTAGAATCAGATGAAAACCCAGAATATGATTTAATAATACCTGATGCGAATATACCGTTGGTAGGTACTTTTGCCGCATCCTCACCGTAATTACTGGAAACAAGCAAATCACCTATCTCTATCCCTCGTGCCGATCCCGAAATGGTGGCGGCTATCTTGTTATTAGTGTCTAATCTAAAATCAACACCTGTATTACCGAACATATACCTTTTAGAGTATATGGTGTGTATTGATGCGTAACCAAATGACCAGTCATTGGTGCCAAGGTATGAGGTGCCACCCGAATCAAGAGTTGCTTGAGTGTTAGGCAATAGTCCTTGGGCTGGCGTCCTAAGCCAATTGTAGGTAGTCCCATCTATTCTGGCGATAGATGGATACGTGTTCGCATCCATCACCAGCACAGCCACGTTCTCGTCCGCGGTCACTACTCTCTTCCAATTGGATGAATCACCATACCCTAGGTTATTGGCGGTTCTGAACCACATATAACGAGTTCCATTTTCAACATTATGATTAATATCAAAGGCGAGTTGAGGTCGAAGTACTACATTATTATAAACGGAATTATAATTGCCATCTATTTGTAAAACGGCACCATATGACATTCCGGTGGGGGCGTTAGTATTATGACCAATTGGACGATAGTAATTAAATACTATTTTAGGAGAATCTGGACCTGCAAACAAAGTATTGAAATCAGCATTAGATCCTTCAATATAAGTAACAACAAATCCATATGTCCACTTGTTGTTGGTTGGCAAGTATTGAGAGTAGTTGGATTCATCTAGTATCTTGTAATCAGTTGCTCCCTTGGTGTGAATCAAATCTACTGCGCCACTTCTTATCTTGGTAGTTCCTGTTGCACGACCAATATGTGCTAACTGAGTACTTTGTGTCCAAATCAAGGAATTTCCATCTGCATCATCTAGTGACCATACTGAAGGAACTTTCATTGACGTACCGTAAAACCTGTATTGAGCGGTATCATATTCCACGTCTCCTACTCCAATCCATGCAAAGTTTGAAGTACTACCGATTCCATGACCACCGATCCGAATACTAGTAGCATTATCACTATTGGCTTTAAACGTGATTGATCTTTCCCATACACCTGATGTTGTTATATTTACCAATAATTGGCCAGTACTTGACACTTCAAATGGGCCCACGTTGAACTGTCCGGCAGTGAAGGTGTTTTGAGCGGTGAAGGTGTTAGCCTCGCTCTTCTTGGCCATGTCAGACACGTCCGGTATGTCAGAGGTGGAGGCGGGGGTGGGGAGGTTGCTAGCGTCCCATATCTTGTAACTATTACTATTCTTGACATGTACTAAATCAGTATCATTTGATCTAACATAACAGCCACGTCTATTACTACCAAAACTAATAGTTGATTCATTAGCTAAAATAGCTGATGCGTCACCAAAATCAATTCTAAATATTGTATTTAAATCTAGGCAATCTGTACGAAACTTGTATTGTGCATTATCATGCCCAACACTTCCAATTCCAATATATGCGTAATTAGCAGCAGTAGCTGAAATCATCGAACCAAAAGTCACTCTCGTATCTTCAAGACTATTGTACATGAAAGACAATGACCTTTCCCATGCTGTAACATTTTCTTTATATGGAATATTTACTTCAAGGTTACTATTTCTATCTACTTTAAAACTACCAACAGAGAACTTGTTGGCGACAAACGAATTCGTTCCAGTGAAAGCGTTATTCCCTGACTTGGTGGCGGGGTCGGGGAGGTTGTAGGAATCTAGTATTTTATATGAACCTGTTGATCTAAAATGAATCACATCAGTATCTGATGTATATATTTGAGCTTTCCCGTCAATATCTCCAATATGTGTTGTTCCTTCAATAGATTTACCGATTAATCTTCTTTCAACACCATTATTATCTTTAGATTTAAGTACTATACTATTATTCATAATTATAGAACCGGTCATGGTTCCTCCACTCAACTTCAAGTAATTCTTGAGAGATTCAGTGGTCCCCGTGTTAACTGCATCTATGGCATCTGACACGGCCTTGACGGTGGGGGCGTAGTTCGTTTCCTTGCCGGTTAACACGCTCTTGAGGTCAGCCTGGTACAACACCTCCGAGCTGTCCGAGAAACGGTAGAACGTGTTAGCCTTTAACGTGGTGTCGAGGGTGGATGTACCGTTATTCCCTATTGACAGGCACTTGCCAGTAGTCTCCAGGCGGAGGGTGGAGGCGGTAGTTTGAACCTTGTTGTTCACGATAATATTACCAGAGAAATCGAACAACCCCGAGCTAGAAGAAAACATCGTGTTAGAAGATGAAGTATTGGCCCTCCACCAGTAATCATTGGTATGGAACTCGATACTTCTACCGTCTTGAGTGATGTAAACGTCATCGAAAGCCAGGTACAATTTCCCGCCATACGGTACCTTGTTCGTGGTCACTACCTTCTTGTTATCGGCATCCCATGACAGGAACATGCCATCGGTTAGTCTCGCTTGATCAAGAGAGTACAACACCTCGGCATTGTCTGATGCACGATAAAAAGAAGGTGCTTTAACTCCACAAGAAGCGATTATAGTGTTTGGACTCCCCACACTGTGACTATAATACGAGAAATAAGCATTCTTACCCCCTATGATAACATTTTTATCAAGGACGGGACTAATGAATGAAGGTTTTTTTATATCAAGAATAAACTTGTCATTAGAACCACTAGAATCTCCAAGTATTATACCATTCGTGTTAGTTGAAATTAAGGAATACTTGACTTCATCCTGTGGCATACCCGGTAATAACGCCAAGATGGAATCATCGCCACTCATGGATAATCCTAATCCGGCTTCCATAAACTTCATTTTGAGGGTAGCGTCAACGATTTCCGGATCAAATTTGAAATCTAACGATTTGTTATACGGTATCACGTTAGTGGTCTTGAACGTCTTGGTGGCGGCGTCCCACGAGGCGAACATCCCGTCAATCATGTCCCCCACCGGCTGTCTAAGTGCCACGTCGAACATGTTCCCTTCTTTCCCGATCTTGAACATCCCGTCCGACTCGTTGAACCCGAACATGAAGTTCTGTTCCGTTCCACGATCTACCTCTATACCGGCGAAACCTGCCGTTACACCGGCGCCAGTCTCTCCCTCGTTAATCAGGATCATGTTATCACGCACTTCAACCCTCTCCGCTTGAGTTATGAAAGTGTCACCCTCTTGAGTGACGTCACCTTTTATCACGAGGTTCTGCACGGTGAAGTTAGCGTAACCGGCGTCTCCCTTGGTGCGGGTAGACAATCCCCCACCTTCCGCTTTTAACATGGCTCCAGTGTTACCGGAGTCTATAACGAACGTCTTGCTCGTGGTACCCGTGTCCGTGTTTTGCTCGTGAGACAACGCCTCTAGCGCTTCAAGCCTGTCGTCCGTTGATCCTGAAAGGTCCGTTATCTGTCGTTGCAAGTCTTCCTCGACGCCGGTGGCTCGCTCGGTCTCGGCGGTTATGGCGTTTTGAAGGTTAGTGTCGGCGGTTTTCATTTCCTGCCGTATCTTCGCCTCTTCCGCTTTTGCCCTGCTGGTTTCAGTGGCTATGTCGCTAGCGTTCTTTGATATGGCGGCGTCATGATCCTCGTCCCGGGCTGTCGATCTGGCGACTTCCGATTCTATGGCGCTCTTGTTAGCGTTAACGTCCACTCTTAACCCCTTGAGCAAGGTGTCATGCTCGGCGTCCTTGGCTGTTGACCTGTCGATCTCAGCGTCTAGCTTGGAGCTGATGGAATACACGTCATCACGCAACCCTTCCAGTAACTCGTCATGCTCCTTGTCTTTAGCCACCGACCTGTTGATCTCTTGATTCAACATCTCGTTGGTGGAGGTGAGGTCTTGACGGAGGTTGGCTATCTGCTCGTCATGTTGCTCGTCCTTCCCCGTGGAACGGTTGATCTCACGACGTAACTCTTCCTCTATCCTTCTCACGTTAACGTACGTGGCGTTCAGGGAATTAACCAAGTTGGTATTGTCCCACGTGTCAAGAAGATTCATGTCCCCGATAACCTTGAACATCATGTCACCGGTAACGAACTTTTTACTTCCCTCCTCGATGGGACCGGATAAATTCTTTATTATTAAATCAAACGTGATCGTGTTCGGTCTAGCTTCAAGGTCGGCACCCGCTTGTATCATAAACAAGTCGGAGTCAGCCAGCGTGCTGACCAACTCCATGTCTTGCGTGAACCTTATCTGCTTGACTTCCCCGATCACCGGGATTTCCGGTAACTCCGATGAATCCACGTTCTCTAGGGTAATCTTCTTTGACATTTTTTCTAGTTCTTTCTTGGCCGTCCTTTCGGTTTAGATTCTTCCTTGGATTCCTCATCGACGGGGGCCGGGTTAAACGTTTTATACAAGTCTTCCAGTTCCTCGTGTTCCTTTTCCACTTTCTTCAAGGTCTCCGGGTCAAGCAATCCTTTCTCCGGGTTCTCGACGATCATGGTCATGAAACGATCGAACAATGACATTACAGGACCGTTAAGGCTGTTACCTTGCATTTTCTTCACGATCTCGTCACAGATGAAACTTACCACCATGTGATGTAACTCGTAATCTCTAGGTTCTTGACCCTTCTTGTTCCATGACACGGTTCCCTTCTTCTCGTCAGAAGTGATCTCGAACTCCTCGTAATCCTTTGGCGACAACCCTAGGGCGAGGGAGGCGGATTGACACATCACGATTTCTTTTTTCGTTCCGTTCTGTGAATTAAAAGATTCAATGACGTTTGATAACAACATCATGCGGTCTAAAATAGTCAATTTAATTTTCATTTCAATGTAAATTTAATATATTAATAATAACTAAACTCTTTCTTCAAAAGAAAGCCAGTTTTTAGGCATTTGAGACGCTATCCATTTATTCGAATCAACTTTTATAACAAATACTATATCATGACCGGCAGAAGAAACTCCTTTATAATACAAGTCATCAATTATGAAATACTCTCCTGAAGACCACGGGGCGTATATCCAGAATTTCTCGTCCGCCCATGACATGATAAAAAACCATGATCCTATCGCTAACCTAGGTTCTATATTAACAATCTTGTTAGATCCACCTCCATACAAGACAACCATGTTGTTATCATTTCCAATACTTATTTGTTGTCTATCTGAACTGAAAGAGTGTCTTCGTAAACCGTTAAAAATTAACGCTGCTCTTTGCGACGCCAAGTTAATGCCTCCCGGCTCCGTTCTTCTAGCGCCACTAAAATTAGGATCAGGTCCTATATCAACCCATCCGTTACCTATCCTGACATCACCATAACCGTTTATACCAGAATAATAAGAATAGGAATTACCACTGTAAGTTACATACCCTTTATTAATATGAATATCTCCTTCTTGTACTCTAATAGCTTGAGGACCTAAATTAACTGAAAAATTCCTAGTTCCACCCGTGATAGACAAGTACATGAAAGTGGTGGTATCATAACTACCCCTCTGTTTAACTTTACCGTACAACATTGGTCTAATTCCGACAGAAGATGGGATAACTGATGTTCCGATAGCTATTTGTCTATCCCAGTCGCTATCCGTTGCGTTCCAATTTTCACGATATACAAGACCTCCATTGTACAATTTTGACTTGTAATACGTTTTCCCGTTCTCTGTAACTTGATTGTAAGCCAAACCGTCAGAATCTATGGTAAGGTTGCCTATCTTCCCCCCACTAGCCATAACCGTACCCTCGATGAAGGCGTTCTGGGCGTACAATATACCCGAGTCACTCACGGCGAACGTTACCTTGTCGGCGGGGGGATCGTAGTTGTCAGCCCCGAGCTGGGTGGTGGCGTATTTCAACGCTTCTTTTGCCTTTTCAAAATCTCCCCCGCTATAAAATCTAGGTACACGGTTCCTGAACTGTCTTATCGTCCACACGTCACCTTGACCGGGAGCTAGCGTTGATCCACCGTACATCCCACCGGTTTCTACCCAGTCACTGGGTATCTCGTCAGGAACGGAACTACCGTCACGGAGGGAGGGGGAATAACCAACCTTGATGTACGTGGTTGATATTAAACCTCCATCTATTTCCGTCTTCTGTTGCAAGGCGTGCTTGAGGTAGTCGAGGGTCGTCACGTCGTTAAGGTCGTTGTTGATAACTGGAACGTCCTCCGTGTCTATCATCTTGGTACCGTCGGGATCGAAAAAGGCGGAGAAACGAATGTTGGTAGGCCAACCTTTCGTTGAACTTTTCGCCAGCGTGTACGTGTACTTCGTGGTTGCAGAACCACCGGCAGATTTTATAACCGTCCAGTTCTTCATGTAGTCGTAAGACACGGCCACGTACCAGTAACAAGAGTAATCGGTAACACCTACCCCTCCCTCACCCTTGTGGGCGGTAGCGGTCACGGTGGCAGGATTGGCGCTATCATCACGAATCGAAGCGCTAGAACAATCGGTGGATAGCCAGTAAGCCGTGCCGGGTAAACCGTCAGCACCGTCGTTACCGGGGGCGCCGTAAGACCCGTAAGTCCACCCGGACACCGAGCCGAACTTGTCAACGGTCCTGCTACGCATCCAAGCGAAAGGCTTCTCTACCGTAGTGCTTTGCGGGCCGTCAGTCCACGAGCTTTCCGCTATATCCGAATGGCTAGTCCTAGATTTGCCGATAGAGAACTGGAACTCGGTGTAACCACCGGATTCCCCGTCCTTGCCGGGCTGCCCTTGCTCTCCAACGACACGAATGGCGTCAGACCAAGCGTCACTACCCACCTTCTGTCTCATGTAGATGTCTCCCTCCACGAACGGGTAATGCCACCCGGACGTCCCGTTAACGGAGAATTGAACCGATATGGAATCACCCTCCGGTCCACGTTCACCTTGAGGGACACGGATAACCTTGAACATCTTCTGGATGGAGGGGAAGGCGCCGCTAGCGCTAGACACGTTGAAGATAACCGAACCGGTCATGTTAGACCCGGTGAAACCGGTTACCTGAACTTGAACGTACTCGGAATTGTTGGTTCTCGTGAACGTGATACCCGAGTCGGCGGACACGGTTACCGTGGCTTGGCTCGTCACGTTCTCGGTCCCGTAGAACACCCGCAGTCTAGTCAGCATGTTGTTACCGTAGTAACCACCGCTACCGTCAGAGTAGGTGTTCGTTGAACCCACCTCGTTGTCAAGGTCTATAACGTAGTTGGACTCTCCAGGTATCCCGGAAACGTCCTGTATCAACACGACCTCGCTGTCGCAGATATTAACGAAACCCTGGTCGAAGTAAAGCTCCGCCCTGAGGTTCGTCCACGACGGGTCGATGTCAACGTCTATGTAAGGTACCTGTGAAGTCCACGACTTTATCGTGGTCCAGGTCTTTTGATTGTCTTTAGAGTAAGCGGTTCGCCAGTAACCGAGCGACCACCCCGTCACCCCGTCGGCTACCGATCCACGTTTTGCCGTGAAACGCACTTTAGGGGGGTTAGGAGACCCGTTCAGCATGTTGATGAACCTCGTGTCCGGGACGATCCAGTAAGAGGCTCCTGACGGCCCTGTAAGCACGACAGGGGTACTCCACCCGTCAGCCGGAACTTCCGTGGCGGGAGGTTCAACCGTTCCCTTTCTCATCCACAGGAACTCGTTACCGCTAGTCTTGGGAGGGGCGTCTTGCCATCCCGAGGTAGGGGGTGTCTCCATCGAGGTATTCTTGGCGAACTGGTAGTCAACGTATGTACCGTCCTGCCCGGCTTCACCCACGATCCTCATGGGGTCTGACCACGTAACGCCGTCATCCATCTTCTGTCTCATGAAGATGTCATCCACACGGAACGGGTAGTGCCAGTTTGAGTTACCATCTTTAGAGTATTGCACTTGCAAGCCTATACCGTCCTTTCCCTTGTACTCTGACCACTCGTACTCACGGTTGTAGTAAGCCACGTCAATGGTCTGTTCCTCTCCCGGGGGGAAGGTGTCTTCCTCCTGGTTCACTTGATTGTAAGAGAACCCGATGAATCGAAGCCCTTCCGCCGAGCCGTCGTTGGTCACCTGTGACAGTGACGTGATCGGGTGGGTGGTAGAGAACTTGATCCATATGAAACGGTCACTTCCCGGGGGTCCCGGTACTCCCTCCCCCGTCAGCAGCGAGAACTGGTAATCAGCAGGGTTAAGAGGCAGGGGCGGGTTAGGCACTTCCTTGTCGTGAGCCAACCCTATGTATTTCTTACCTTCCGGGGTGAGCGATATGCCCGTACCGGCCTCGTCATCGGCGTAAACGATCCACACGTAACCGCCGGGTCCACGTTGACCCTGTTCCCCTTGCTTGTTCTTCGAGATATTGAACCTCTTCTGCAAGGTGGGGGCGTTTATCGTGTCCGGGTCCATGGTGTTCTTGGGCATGCAGGTGAACAGGATGAAACCGTCATCCTCTTCCATGCCCTTCACCTGCACGGTCTTCCCGTTGTTGGTGGCGAGGTAATCTATCGTGTCAGGGTTGGCCTCGGTCGAGAAGTTGTACTTGGAGCTGATGTCCTTTCCCCCCTTCGTCACCATGGCGGTCGTCTTGGCGTTATCACCCCAGTAACCACCGCTACCGTCAGGCTGGGTGGAAACTATGCAGACGTCGTTATCGAGGTCCAGCGAGTAAGCCGCCTCCCCCGGTTCACCTTTTATCTCCTCGGAGCTTAAAGCGCCGTCGAAAGTCTTGCTGCAATTGAAAACGAGGTCCATAGTCACCCCGGCTCCCTCGAAGTTCACGGTGAGGGTAACTGACGCCATGTCCTGGAACATGTCAAGGATGTACATCTCGCCACCCGCCTGCGTGAGGGCTGCGGTACAACCTGACACCTTCTTTATGGATAGCTTGTACTGGCCCTTGCCCGGGTTAGGGTTGGGGGACAGTAAAGTGGTACCGGCGTAAGCCACGACACCCGTCTTGGCACGACCGTTCTCCCCGAGCTGCCCGTCCTTGATCTGCCCGTTGTAATCGGACGCTATACCCACGTACGGGTTATCCAGCACGGCGATGTAACCACCCGCCCCGTTGATACCGTCAGATACCTTGATAAGGGAGGCGACGTCGGAGTACTTCTCCCCGTCCAGTTCCACCTCGTACATGACGGATAAAGTGCTTTTGCCAGCCCACCACTCCTTGTCTCGGGTGATGACCAGTGTCTTCTGGTTCTCCCCCTCTATCTCCTTGAAACCGTCGCTTGAAAGGTAGTACCACCTGCGGTAACCGCCGAGATCGGAGTTGAAGTTGTTCTCGGATACCCGTATCGTGATCTCGTCCGGGGTCGTGTTACCGTCCTTGTCGGTGATGAAGGCGGGGGCGGGGTCAGGCATGATGTCAACGCTCTTGGACACCGCCTTGTTTATATCGTTAATCAACTTGTCGTACTCGGCGAAGTTGTCAAGACCGGTACATCCCGGGCCTATCATGATGTTCTCGAAACGACCGTTCTGCACGAATATACCGGCGGCCGCCGAGTCTAGCGGGTCTCTACCGAAAACTCCCACCCGTTTTCCCGTGAGGTCGTACGAGTTGATACCCATGTATATGGAAATCGCCGGGGCCTGGTCAGAGGCGGCATCCAGCATGATGGCGGATTGTCTCGGCTTGTTCTTGTCGTCTCGATGACCGAACAACACGATCTCGTCACCGGCCTCCGGGACGTCACCGTTACCGTCTTGATCTGTCTTCGACAGGATGCAGTAATCGGCGCCCACGGCTATGACGAGACGCCAGTAGTACTTCTGGTGTTCTAGCGTGAACTTCTGGCATCTGGCTTGGTCGTAAACGATGAAATTATTCAAGTCACCGTCCTCGGCGTAACACTTGTAACCTTGATCAAGCTCCTCCACCCTGCCTATCTTCATGTTGGTGGGGGTGATGATCACCTGACCGGCCTGCGCCGTCAACTGCTGTATAACTAGGTTAACGAACGTGGCTTTCTTGCGGATGTAAGCGTAATCCACCTCTAGGTGAGAGTTACCGGTCTCGTCGTTCCATAACGATCCCCCGGCGATACCCTGTTGCCACCCGGGGGTGTCGTAATGCGTGGCGATAAGCCTAGTGAACGCCCCGGCGAACAGGTCAATCCATATCTCCGCCTCCGGGTTCTTGAGGTCCTCGGCACGTATGTAAGTCTTTAAACCGTCCCTGAAAATCCTGAATATAAGGTCGTTAATGGTGATCGATTCACCAACCTTCAACCACTTCGAGATCGTGACGGTGTTGAAGATAGGATCGGTGGACGGGTTCCCGCTCCCCTCCCCCACTCCAAGCAATTTACCTAGAGCCTCAAGGGTTATCGTTTCCGGGTCACCACCTAGGTTATCGGCCCTCTGCGTCATCAAGAAATCAGCCAGTGACGGGGAGGGGTTCTCTTTCATCCCCGTGGGGAACTTTATGGAGTTGGGTACCTCTCTAGCGTTGGCTCCCAACAGTATCTCTTTCTTCTCGTCGCTCATGTCAAACTACTTTTTAGGCTTGCCGCCACATCCTTTGCGTTTTTTGCACTTCATGGTGATTAGGCATTTACATTTTCATGTATTGACGCTTCACTGGAACGCTACTTTTTAGGTCAATTTCTTGACGGTCATCCATAGTTGGAACCTCCACGTCCAAACTCCGGCATGCCACCGGTTCTTGTTAAACAATAAATACTTAGCAAATATATAAAAAATATTTTGAAACCACGAATAAATTACTCACCTTTGTATCATCACGTGGACGATCTCCAAGAACAAATATTTAACACCAAGAACATCAGTTCTAATCCACACGCAAACGTATCCTTCTACTAAATTCCCCGTCCACGTGATTTTTTTTGCCTTCACGCTTTGTTTTCTCGAAACTTCACCGTATATTTGCATTGCTATGTAATAGTAGTCTGATTTGGAGGCTAGAGACTATGACAAGCAACTTGAAATTTTGCGTTCTACATAATTTATAGATATTTAAGAGCTTATCCTTGATCCTCTACCTCCAACAACACTAAGACTGGTCAAGGATTTCTCTTTTTATAGAGATTCCCACGACAAGAGGTATATAGCGGCAGTTGAAGACAGAGCGACCTGTCGCCCCGGTTGACACCCGAAAACGCTCACCAAGGCTAGAGTGCCTGGAATATAAACTGTTCATGAATAAGGTTCAAAGAAATCTCGCTACGTCTGTACGACTTGACGACGAGTAACCCATGCCGAAAGGTACAAGGTGGAGGTCATGGACCACCAACGGGCCGAATCGCTCCTGACAAGGAATCCATAGCACAGGTTATGGAGGGGAGACAGGAAGCTTTCATGGAGAGGGAGTGGGAGTCACTCGACCAGAAGGTCCCGCCCACCCTTGCGTATTCTTCTTGTTATTTAATGCTCACCGTGGAGGTCTCCTCCCATCTACTACACTATATTCTTCATGAATATCACTTGTATAGTTAATATAGATGTAGTATATTAGTAACATTTATATTACTAATAACCTACTAATATATAATAAATATATTATAGGTGATGCCATGTAAAGAAAGCGGTGAGTATTAGCTAGCATGGGGAAGAAAAAGTCGGAGGTATGTCCTTACTTGAAATGGATAAACAGAGAATAGAAACGGTGTTCAAGATGGAGAAGGTCAAGCAAGATAGCAAGGCAGCGAGGCTGAAAAGGATGGTGAGGTTCAAAAGAGAGATACTCCCCTCCCTCGACGCTTACGATGTTAGAGCCTGTAACCATGCCACCATGTTCAAGTTCTTTGACGAGAGGTGGGGGGAGATAGACGTTTACCCGATGTCGGACAAGCTACTCGTTATAGAGGACCACGAGTGGGTGAGGGGGGCTAGGAAATGGATAATTAAAAATATATTCTTGGAACGATAGAAATAGAATGAAAAAAGAAAAGATAAATTACTTCATCGTCGAGATAGAACTGTACTCCACCGATCTGCTCGTGGTGGTGGGAGATATTGAGGGGGCGATAAAATGGCTAGATAACAAGAACGTCAGCGAGGATGACATCGAGTTTGTCAAGTCTTCTTGCAATACCGGATCGCAAGGTACTACCTGTTTGTTAAGTAATAACGCCTTGTTCATTAGATTAATTCACTCCCCCACCACTCATGAATATAAAGGAATACTGGCTCACGAGGTATTCCACGCTACTAGCATTCTACTCAGGAGCAGGGGAATGTCACTCGTCAAGGAATCGGAGGAGGCTTACGCTTACTTGTTGGAATTTATATACAGGAAAATAGTCGAGAAGATAGAAGAATTGAAGATAAAATGATATATTTGCATGTCTTTGCTTTGAATTATAGTAAGTGAATTGTCCCCCTCGTGCCACCGGTACTGGAGGGGAAAATTTCAAGGTTTTCATGTTGTTAACAATAGTTGTTCGAGGGTGGGGAAAACACAGGACACCACACCCTCTTTTTTTTTACGCTTATGGAAAATTACGACATCTACACTAGCACAACCAACAGGGAATACAAGGAACAGGCCGAGAAAGCCATGAAGACGTATTATGACACTTTCGAGGAAATAGAAACCGTGAGGGTATCCCCACGGCTCCAGTATGTAAAGAAACGGCTTAAACAGAAAAAATCATCAAACGGTAGCCGTGGTAACGGTGATGGTAAGCGTTGAGTTATCAGATAACGTGCATTTTCCACCGGTGATCTTGCCGGAAGAATCGGCGGTGAGGCTGATAGCCTTAACGGATTTACCGTCAGCTCCCTTCGCCCCGGCAGCGCCAGTAGCACCTTTAGCCCCGGCTGGACCTTGAGGACCGGTAGGACCGGCAGGACCCGTGTCTCCCTTCTCCCCCTTCGCCCCGGTGGCTCCAGTGGCTCCCTTGTCACCCTTCTGCCCCTTCAACTCTCCAGATTCCAGTTTTTGCTGGAAGCTTTTACCGTCATCGAAAATAACGGAGGAGGCGGGGACGGAGTAAACGAACGTCTCGGCGCTCGTCACGTAACAAGCGTTGATCACCTCGCTGTTAGAAACGATGTCTACTGTAATCTCGCCATCCCCCGGTATTTCCATGTCTATTAACACGTCAGTTTTCTCCGGCTTGATCACCTTGTAAAGAACCGGGTCAAATCCCTTCGGGTACAAGTAGATCATCACGTCAGAGTTATCCACCCTGTCAAGGAAAACGTTAATCTTCCCGCTAGTTGAAAATGAAACCTTGAACTTCTTGTCCCCGGTCTCGTTGAATTCTAAGTTTTTTAATGCCATAACACGTGTATTTAATTGTACGTCAAATATATGAAATTATAATGACAATAGAAAACCCCACCCCGGTGAAGGGGAGGGGAAATCTACATGTCTAAAAAGAAATAAATCAAAAAGTACGAAATGATCAATGAAGTTATTGATTATCAGTTAGTTATCAAAACGGTAGCCCGTCGTCCTCTGGATCGGGGAAGTTATTCACACCCACCTGCTGTTGAACCGGCCGTGGTTGGGATTGGGGGGTGGAAGGTTGCTGGCTGAACTCATGTCTCGCTTGAGAGAACTGCCCCTGGTCTTGCAGGTAGGCGGGGTTCTTGCCAACGATCTTGACGTTCCAACCGGTACACGACGTGAAGTAACGAACGACACCGTCTTTCTCCCACCGTCTCGATTCAACGTCGAATCCAACCTCCACGGTGTCACCTATATTTAATTGCACGAGGGAGTCGATACGGTCGTTCAGGAACTGGATGACAACGTCATGGTCCCACCGCCCGTCGTTCCACGTGAATAATACCTCTTGTTTTCTCAATTTCTCGCTCACTTGTTGTGGCTGGAAGATGTCTTTAACTTTAAATTCTTTATTCATATCTAATAGATTTTTTGTTTCGACAAAAATAGGGAAAAACTTTGACGTTTACAAGTATTTTTCATATATTTGTTCCGTTAAATATTAAATTTTATCGACATGGGAATTGAAATAGAAGAACTGGCGTTACTTATGTCCATACCCGAGGTGAGGGAGGCCACGGACGCCGAGAAGATAGACGACATCAACATAAGGAGGTTGTCTAGCCTGATGAAGAAGACCGACGAGGTGTTCCTGGGTGGTATAATCAAGAAAGAGCAAGTGTTCAAGAGCGTGATCCTCGTGCTGTGGGTGGTGAAACAGGAGATAGAGGAATACTTGATCGAGAACAAGGTGGAGATGAAGAGCGATGATGAAGTGAAATCGTTGTTCGCCCATCAATTCACGGACGGTCACCGTTTAAGGATGGTGTTAAGAAACCTGGCGTCCGGCAACACCCTCCCCCTGGCTCACGTGTACCTCCGGCAAATACTCTTGAAGTACGAGGGCTGGGACCTTGACGGTATCTTCAAGAGGTATCAACAACTTGTAGCTGAAAAGACTGATGATCAATTACTTAACTATTTAAATTAAAAAGTATGGCGATAAGACTTGGAAGACCGACCGTTTATCAACAGCCAAGCAAGTTCGATTGCTACGCTCCCCGCCATCATTACAGGATGCAGGATAACGGGAAAATGTACAAGTACGTCTGGAAGAGGGACCTGGGGAACGTCCTTCAAGGGACGATCATAGGTTGCACGATGGGGAAGTACAAGTACCTGATAGACGAGTGCATGAGAAGGCAGTTCAAGATGAACGACAAGCAACTGGGGCTGGTTTATTACCTGGTGTGCCTGAACAGGGTGGTGTCCGTGGACGATTTCAGGGAACTACCGTACATGTACGGGCGGGACGGGTCAAGAAAGGTCGTGAGATGGTTCGTGGCTAACGGCCTGATGACGATGTTCGGGGGTGGAGGGGGACCTAGACACCTCAAGAAGACTTACGAGCTGACGGTTAAATGCCGTAACATCTACCGGAAGTACATGCACTACTGCATGCTCATAGAGAAGATGCCCACTTTCTCCAGCGACATGGGGGAGGACTGGATGAAATCCATACCCGCTAACCAGAGGCGAGGCATGAAGACTTACGTGAACTGGGCGGCGTCCGTGAAGAGGTTTAACAAGGAGGTGGACGAGAACATGGCCAAGCTCAAGGCGGAAGTTGAACTTGAAAAGAAGGAAGGAGGGGAGGTATGATAACTTACTTGACACTGGCGATAGCGGTTTGCACGCTAGTCCTGGTTATATTCATGTCCTTTGACGTTTTAAGGAACCGGGCAGTCGTTGACAAGACGAGGGAAGACATCGAGATGATAAAGAAGAACGTCAAGGAGTTGAAGCATCCAGTGGCGTACGCCGTGGAAAACTACGTCATCATCCCGAGGAGTCATCTCGAAGAGTACAACAAGTCTATCGTGGAAGTATCCATACAAGAAAAAGGAATCCAGTTCTCCGGTAACGGCAAGGATTTCGAGGAAGTCCCCTCCATCACCCACGTGAAAGTGGGAGGAGAGATCATAAGCAGGAAAGAGGAAAAGTATTACTAACTATTTAATATTCAAGGCAATGATAAAAGCAACTATTGAAATTGACAACGGCGCTCACGTGGTGCTATTACAAGATGAAGAAGGTAACAAGATGGTAACGTCCGTCATCCCCCTCGTTTACATGATAAATTCAGGAAAGGAGATAGAGGTGGAAGGCGACAACGTGATGGCGGGGAAGATTAAAGATTACATCATCAACCTGAAAGAGAACATTGATATACTGGAATACATCAAGGAGATGGTGGGGGATGAACCGGAAACTATTTTACCGGTTAACTTCATCAACAGGAAGAGCGTACATGACGAGGTCGCTACTTCAAGTGAAAGTAAATTGACCCTAGATAGAGAGTTATGGTATGACGTTGACGGTAATTTCACGTATTTTTACAAGAAAATGGTAATCTCCCCATCCCCTGACGTCACGGCTAGGATGAACGAGGCGGTGGACACGACGTTACTCGTGAAAACTAGCAAATGGATGCTCCGGTACTACCTTAAATGCGATTACATGACTTACAGCGATTCGAGGAAGATGTATTACTTCTTCGACAAGGAAGGGACCGTGCTGGCTCATTGCAACGGGGATGATTACGACTACATGACAATATCCGTAGTTCCAGTTTCATGGGTAACAGGGATCGATTACCCGGTAGACGACGAGTTATCACTGGTAACTTTAAAGAATGATGACGGGTTTCTCTTCTCGTGCTGGAGAAAAGACAAGTTATCCCAGTTAATGTATAACGGTGATTATTTTAAAGAAGGTAAAGCGGAAGCCGTGAAAGTTCCGGTGTACAAGTTCAAGAGTGTTAAAACTTTCAGTGAATCAGTATTTTACTTGATAGTAATTCCCGGGGGAGTGATAGAGGGAGGCGAGTTAAGCTCGGTGATGCAAGATTTATTCACTAAACTGAGAAACCTGAACGATGTAAAACAAATAGTCACGTTCTACGATAATGAAATACCTCACTCTACACTTGGTAACAAGTGTGTTCTAACGTTGCACGTTTAAAATTGATAGATATGAAAGCGAAAGTATACGATAGCGGCAGTATAAAGACTGTACTGGTACAAGACGATAACGGTGACAAGTTCATAACGGGACTGGAAGAACTGCTTGACATGATGGACGGGGAGGATAACTGGGAGATAGAAACAACGAATAGCAAGCCGTTAACGGAAAAACTGTACAAGTATAACAACCTGATGAGAGAGGTGGGGGAGATAAGAAGGGAGATAGAGAGCTATAACACGAGCAAGGTGTTCCCGGTGAACGATTTCTTGAAGGATGTTGAATTACAACATGACAAGAAAGTTGTTGATAACTACTTGAAAAGTAACGATTTACAACTTGGGAAAATAGAACCTTACACCCCACTCCCCATTCCAGATGTTATAAAGTTCCCGGCATCCCTGTCACGGGCGGATGTGGAGGTGAAGGATTTAATAGGCGTGCATGCCGGTTACAAGATCAAGCCAGCGAGTGAAGATAAAGACTATACAGGGATGAAGGTGGAGATGGACGGTATAACCGGTACCGTGGAATACACGGACGTTCACGACGGGCTGGCGTTAAGGTTCAGGGGAGAACACGATTTCATGGACCTCACCCCGGGTGGTATTAAAATGCCAAGGTACGAGATTGATGATATAAGGATGTGGATTTACATGAGACAACTGCAAGAAGGAACGTGGGACGTGTTCGACGGGAAGATAGGGCTAGGAGCGCAAGCTGACACCCCGTCGGAAGCGATAAAACTGTACCTTGAAAAGTTGAGAGATAACGATTTCGTTGGGAGGGGATACTTGAGTCAGGTGGGAATAACCGAGGACACGAGAATGATAGGAGAGTTCAATAAATGTAAAAACATCATCAATATAGAGATGGTTTTGAAGTATAATGAACTGTTGAAGAAGGAAGAGAGAGAAGACATGGCGATGAAGGGAGGGGAGCAAGAACCCACCCTCGACGTTCTGTTCGTGTTCTTCAACATCAAGGATATTAACGGTGAACCCGTGCCTCACTTCATGGTACCCTCGTTAACTAGCAATAACGCCTACATCATGGAAGAAGGATGTGACGATACAGTCTCGCTAGTCAAGAAAGCACTGGGAGATTACAAGCTATCTGCCGGTGACATGGAATACCTCGGGTGGGAGGGAGATACTCCCCCTAGAATAACTAAAGAGAATATTAAAGACATAGCACATATTGATGACCGTTTGGTTGATGACTGGTTACTAGTAACACGAAAAGTACCCAGAAAATTAATAGCACGAGAATAGCATTTTATCAATCTATATTTAAACACCACCCCCTCCAACCCAACCATAGTTAACAAGATAAAGCAACCAATTCTACAAGGGAAGGAGGGGGTTCCTATTTACCCCCACCACCAAACCTGTTAACATTATTTATAGTCAAAAATTTGTTTTTCTCGCACGTATTAATATATTATATATTATACTATATATAATATAACTCCCATACCCCCCCCACGTCTATTCAATTTTTCAATTTACACCCCTTTTTTTTTCGAGCGGGATGGGGTCTATAAACAGCGAGACCCCCTACCTGCACCAAGTAAAATGGCGTGGAACATCATGCTTTTTAACAAAACGTTCCACGTGGAACATATATATTTTTTGATACACGTTCCACGATAACCTACCCCCACAAAACAGGTATATATAGATAGGGGAGGGGGTATTATATAGACATAAGAATGGGGAGGGGTGGGGTATCAAAAATTACAACTATAATAGCTATTGAGCATTATACCCCCACCTCAACACGTCATCCATGAAATCAGAAACCTCCCCCACCCCTGTACATTCATTTACCTTTGTGGTGTGGGGGTAAAAGTTTTTACCTTTTCGTTTGAACTCTCCCCCATCCCAGTAAACTAATTGTACTAGTATTAGGGTGGGGGTGGGTTAAACTAATTTTAACAACGTTCCACGTGGAACATATCAAAATTTGAATCACGTTCCACGATAACTGAATTTCATACCATATATATAAGGTATAACTAAAACTCATACCCCCAACCCAACGAAACGAAATTCATACCTTATATATATAGGTATAATTGATCGGTGGGGAGTGGGGTTTTATACCTTATATATATAGTATACCCC